ATCGTTTCAGCATTGGCTATTTTGATGTGGGAATTCGGGGTTTTTAATGGTTAAATTAGTAGAACAACGCAAAACATGGGATTGTCTCCACGCATGTTTGGCCATGTGGGCAAAAGTCCCTTATGACATTGTTGCTATCAAGGCTAAGTCGCTTGAGATTTATGACGCGGGTTTAGGAGAAGGCGAATTCAAGGTTTTATGCCATTCTTTCGGTATAACTCCATTTTTTATTGATCAGGCATATGGGGGGCTCGAGGGGGTTTTGATACTACCTTCTTTGAATAATCCAGGTGAAGCACACGCAGTTTATCTAAATAACAATGATGTGTACGACCCATCAAATAAGAAAAAATATCTGAGACATTTTAGTCCATGGCCTCCATGCTATCAATTGGCGATCGATTTAAATGACGACTACGGTCTAGAAATGGCCGGCGAATGGCTTCAATTCAAACAAAGGCTTTTTGATGACGGGAAACCGGCATGATTGAATGGCTCATAAGATTTTTCTTTCGATTCCCTGCAAAATGCCCTAAATGCAAATTATATGGAGATCATAGAACCAATATTGGAAAATGCGTTTTCTGCATGCACCAGATTAGAAAAGGAAAATTTAGATAATGGATAATGATTTTGAGAAATTAAATGATTGTCCATTTTGCGGTGGAAAATGCGATCTTCCAAAATATTCTTTGACAAGTGTTGTTTGCTCCAAATGTGGGACTATTTTCAATTTTGTTTCAAATACTGAAAAAGGGACAATCGAACTTTTTAATAAAAGAGTGGTAAAAAATGGCTAGTGTTGTCGGATACCAACCAGGGAAAGAAGCGATTAGAGCTCACAAGAGCCTTGCTCGAATCCGTTGTCTAATTTGGGGAATCAAAAGCGGAAAGACAGAGTGGGGAGCAGCCGAGACGGTTCATTATGCAAGACATAATTCAAATAAATTGGCTTGGTGCGTAAGTTCATCGTTTCATAACCTTGAGGCGTGTATTACTGCACTTAGAAAACTTTTAGATTATTACAAAGTTGGCTATAAATACAAAATTGCCGAGCATTCTTTTTATCTAACCAATGGAACCATCATTGCATGCAGATCGGCGGATCAATATGACAATTTACGTGGTCCAAACGTTGATTTCTTATGGATTGATGAAGCTGCATTTGTCAAAGAGGAAGCTTGGTTTATCTGTCAAGATAGATTGGCTGCCACCGATGGCGATATCATTCTGACAACAACAACAGACGTAAGAAATTGGATTTGGGAATTGTGCCTTGAAGGCGGAATGCCTTCGTCAATGGCGTATGGCGTTTTTGAGAGCAAAAAAGCAAATGGCAAGAAAGACCACATGTATTTTATCAGCCATTGGCCGACGTGGCATTTCCCATGGGTACCTCAAGCCTGGATTGACGACAAAAAAACTGAAAAGGCCAAGAGTTATATTTGACCGTGATATTGGGGCTTTATTTTCTTCACATGGAACGGCCGTTTTCAATTATGTTTGGGAGGCATTGTCTCGAGCGCCATTAATACAAAGTCAAACGGCGCAATATGTTATTGGCCTTGACCTTGCCAAAGAGCAGGATTTTACAGTTATTACAATAATGGACGGAGACGGCCGAGTCTTCAAAGTTATTCGATTTCAAAAAGTAGATTACAAAATCCAGGTCGAAAGAGTTGAGGAACAAGCGAAACTTTGGAATGCAATCGTTGTTCTCGACAGAGCAAACGTGGGAAATGTTATTCAAGAACTTTTAAGAGAAAAAAATGTCAGAATCTATCCTATGGACATGAACAGCGCCGAAGTCAAAACTTCATTGATTCAAGAATTGCAAGTAGCATTTGAAAATAAATCAATCAAATTAATTGATCCGAAAGCAGAATGGGGCACTGCAGACGACAAACAAATGTATGAGGAATTAGGATATTATGCAACAAAATTAACACCAGGACGAAAGCAATTAAGTTATGGAGCGCCAAGCGGATTCCATGACGATTGTGTGGTTTCTTTAGCTTTGGCAAATTGGGGAAGAAGACACGGTCTAGCGGGTGGTGGACTGATAGCGGCACAAGTGGGCGTCGGTCTTAAAGATTGGGAAGAGACAATGGCAAAAGCAAAAAATAGAAAAAATGTAAGAAGAATCACCGCAAATCCGTTAAAAAGGTATTATGGACAACAGTCAAAACTCGGTTTTAAATCGGGTGGAAGGTTTTGGAGGTAAAAACACATGTCAATATTTTCACGATTTAAAAAACAAAAAATACAAGAATCGAAAGCGCCAAAAGAACCTAAAGCCGTCGGTTCTTCCCAGAGACGACCAAAAACTGTCAAGAGAATTTCTGAAAACATATTTGCAACGGGAGACGATTTAGACGTAGGCACAGAATTTAGCGACATATTTTTTAAACAATTAACCGGAATTACAGATATTGATTTGCCCGATCAAACATTGTTTAGGGCGCAAAGACTCTCAATACTTTTATTTCGAAAAAATGCCAGAGCTTGGAGTGGAACTGAAATTTTTAAAGATTTTGCTTTAGGTGATGGTGTTAAATATAAAGCTGAAGACGACAAGGTCCAGGAGCTTTTGGATAAACATTGGCTCATAAATGAATGGAAAGATAAGATCGAGGAGAGAATGAGGGGGCTTGCTTTGTTTGGGGAACAGGTCTATCCAACGTTTATAAATGAGGAAACCGGAATTGTAAAACTTTCCTCAATATCTCCATTTAGAATTAAAGGAATTGCTAGAAATCCAAAAGATGCGGAAGAATTGGTTAGTGTCGTTACGAAAATAAAAGGACTTGACCCTCTCGAAATCATTAGAGTCAATGATGAAGGTAAATTGCAAGGAGAAGTGTTTTATTTTGCTGTAAATCGAATAAGCGGTGGAAGTCGGGGAGTCCCTGACATGCTTCCCTCTGTTGATTGGCTTGAAGGTCTTGACGGAATGCTCTTTGCTCTCATGGAAAGAAGCTCATTGTCTCAGGACATTGTTTTTGACCTTGAATACAAAGGTGCAAACGCCAACGAATGCCGAGAAATGGCTTTAGACTTCATTCAAAGCTTAAAAGAGGGCGGAGCATATGCCCACAACGAAAAAGTAAAATTGCAAATCATGTCACCGGATTTGGCCGCTTCTGAAGCCGAAACAGTAATTTCAATATTATTGCGTCAAATCCAATCCGGAATGAGATTGGCCGGTTTATTCTTTGGAGACGCAGAAGATTTGACTAAAGGAAGTGCGTCAGAGCTATCAATACCCGTCGCCAAGGCCATAAGGGCAAGACAAAATTTTTGGAAAAAATCTTTAGAAAAAATATTTGAATTTCAAATTCAAACCGCGCAAAGACTTGGCAAATTGGAAGGCGTCACAAATTTTGGTTTTAAAATCTCAATGGCCCCAATACTTCTTAGAGACGTGGCAACAATCACAAAAGCTTTGATTGATCTGTCAACAACTTTGGCCGACGGATTAGAACTAAACTTTATTTCGGAAAAAGAAGGCGCCGAAATTTATAGAAATGTATTGGAGCAGCTTGGTGCTTTAATGGAAGATTTCAACGCTGAAGATTTCAGAGATCTTGATAAGGTCATGAACAGATTTGGCAAAAAGAAAGACAACGACGAAAGTGATAAAGGAGACGCCGAAGAATGAAACGAAACCTTCACCTCAATCCACGTAGATATAAATATCACTGTATTTTGGCAAAGAATAAATATAACGAAGATTTATTTCATGAAAAATGTTGCGATACATTTAAAAAACATGTGGACAAAGACGGGCCGTGGAGAGATAGAACAACTAATACATATATTATTGTGTCATGTAATGATGAAAGGGATTTTTTAGAAGCTCACGAAAAATTTTCTGCATACGTGCCTCATTTTTATCCAAAAGAAATCACCGATATCGTTCCAGACCCTTTAAACATGACTCCAAAACAAGGGCGATTGCTTGGAAGGTCAGATTTTTTCATAGATAGACATGCACCTATAAAAGTTATGGATAAATAAAATGGGAAAAGCAATAATATTTCCAAATCTCCTTACAAGTCACTTTCCTCAAGAGGAAGCGCTCGGAATTCCAATGCAAGACGATTTGCCGGCCGCTAAACATTACAACAGTATAACCGGAGGCACACCCACAGGAACAAGCGTGATTTATGATGGTGCCGGCAACAAAACGGATTCAAAAACAAAAGCAAACGGTATTTTTATAGATATAACCGGCAGTGTGACCATGTATATGGATTTGATAGCAATCACCGCCATTGGTCCCGTTCAAGAATTTTGGATCAGACCAAAGGTTTTCAACGCGACGAGACAAGGCCCGAATATAGCGCCTCTTTTTAATGGCACTCTTGGAAGAATGAATTTTGCGGCCCATCAAGCGGCTGGATCGGCTGTTGTAGACTTACAAATGGGAAGGGATTTCAACGAGGCAGAACGATGTCTGGCTATATTGTCTTACGACTTCCCCGCAAAAGTTATTAATGCCCTTCTTTATAGTAAAGACGGGCTTAGACTTTCAGGGTCATCGGTACCAGGAACGGCCGATCCAGGATTCGGGGCCACAGACTTTTACACGCAATTTGACAGCACGTCGGGAGTTTTTTCTAATGTTGAATTGGTAGATCAAGGCGGCGGAAATGTGGCGGTAACATTAGAAGAAATGGTATCTGAGGCCGAAAGATGGCTAACGCTTGAAGACAAAAAAGCAAGCCGCGCATTGTTATTGCTTGAAGACGATAATTAATGAAAAATTTAGAAAGGTAAACCATGAAATATGCATTAATCAAAAATGTTCCATTAGGACATCTTTTTGATAGGATCAACGATACTGTAGCTTGGAGCAAATATGGATTCAAGCCAATTGACGTTCAAAGAATCATTGTTCAAGGAAATGATAGTGAAGGAAATTATAGTCAAATAATCCCAATATCTAATGAAACTCAATTTAATAAAATGTTGCCAGGATTACAATCAAAAATTGATACCAATGTTTATGAAAATGATTCGATAGAAATAATTGAACAAGCAGAAAAGGATACCATAACAACCGATATTGAAGAAATTAAAGCGGCGGAGTAATTAATGTCTCATAAACTTTTTGTTGTTTGCCAAAACGATGACACGATACATCGATTGAATCAAAAGACTTTCGCGTCTGAATTCAGCGCATCGACTCCAACCTCACTACCAAAAGGAGTTGGCGGAATAACAAATAGGCTTTTTCATGCCAATAACGCACCTGACCTTCTTTTTGAATTAGATCAAGATACTCTCGCGGATCTAAGTGGTGGCGGCGTTACTTCCCCCGCCAGCAATCCGGCGGGAATTGGAGGTATTAAAAGAAGGCTTTATCATTCCGGCGCAACCAATGCGAGATTATGGGAAATTGACCCAGACACACTTGCAAATCTAAGCGGATCCGGCGTGGCTTCCCCTGGTTCGCTTCCAAGAGGGATTGGTGGGGTTGGAGGCATAGCCAATAAGCTTTATACGCTTGCCGGAACTGCAAGGCTTCTTTTTGAACTTGACCCAGAAACTTTGGCTAATTTAAGCGGAAGCGGTGTTAGTTCCCCAGGAACTTCGGGAATGGGAATTGGTGGCCTAGACAAAAGACTTTTTTTCACAAATGCCAACGATAATATACATGAAATTGATATTAATACATTAGCAAATTTAAGTGGGGGCGGAATAAGTAGCCCATGCACAGCAGTTGGCGATATTGGTGGCTCAAAATCAAGAAAATTGACATACACCAAATTAATTTTATTAAAAGATCTTGAATAATGACTCACAGCGAAGATTCAAATAAATTTGTCCAATCGTTTGATGATAGTAGAAAATCTCTTTTTAAACTTTCAGACGCAGCAGTTTTAAATATTATTGATCTTATGAACGATTTCAGAATAGACGCGATTGAAAGATTAAGATTTGATAGGCCGTCAGATCCTAGAGCGCCTTTTGACGTTCGAATTTTGCCTGAGCTGCAAGTAAGTTTAAACGCTTCCTTAGATACTTTAAGAAAAAGATCAGGTCAAGAAATCGATGAAAAATTGGGCTTAGGTTTCGATCTTGGCCAGGGCGTCACGGCAAACGCTTTGACCGCAGCGGGAATTTCATTTTCAGGTCCACAGATTGCGCCGTCTGTTTTGGCCACATTGTCTCGGGACACTATCAATATATACAGTGAAATGTTTGACGATCTCGGGACGGCGATCACAACACAGGTGAGTAGATCGGTTGCGGGTCTTCAATCATCAGGCCAAGCAATGTCAAAAATAAATCGGCTTTTAAGAACAAGTATTGAAGTTAGAGCAGGATTGAGAAGAAGAGTTAAATTCGCTTTCCAGGCGGAAGCAATCGCCAGAACTGAAATCGCAAGGGCTTTTTCAAGCGCTCAACAGGCGGCGTCAGAGCAATTGTCTGATTCAATCCCAGGTTTAAAAAAAAGGTGGCTTCCAGTTGGTGACGGACGAGTCAGGCGTGGCCATGCAGAAGCAGGACAAATTTATGGTGTTGGTGGCAGCATTGGCCCAATTCCAATAAAGAGCAGATTCAAAATAATCGATTATTCGAGAACCGGAACGAGTACCTTTCTCACTTTGGGCGGATCAGCAAGCCCTAAAGGGTTTACGGGTGGTCAGGTCGTTGTCCCTGTAAATCGATTCGTAAGACGTGGCGTATTGATCACCGATCGAATGCTATTTCCCAGGGATCCAATTGCAAGCGCTGGAAATGTCGTTCAATGCCGGTGCGTTGTGATTGATGTCGTTCCCGATCTCGAAAGCACTTTAGACAAATCACTTGGAGTTATTCAACAATCTTGACAGGAGCGAAAATGGAAAATGTATTATTAATAAATGAGATTCGGAAAAAGCATTACACGATAAAACACGAATATCATGATCAGATTGATTATGGGATTCAGGAGCCTTTGTTAATGAAAACGGCTTATTCGCTAAATGGCGATTACATTGGAAACTCTCGGCTAGCCCATCGATTCGTAAAGAATTACGGGATAACTGAATTTGAAAAGACTTCAAAAAATCATTCCGTTTGTTCAATTGGGTATAGCCCAAAAAAAGGAAAATGGTTCGGTTGGTCACACAGGGCCATATATGGATTTAAAGTTGGAAGCAAGACGAAAAAGGGCGATTGTTCTTTTTTGCCAAAAAATAAAACTGAATTTAAAGAAGATCTTCTTAGATTCTGGTCAGACAAAAAACTTCACAAAGAAACAACGGCCAGATTCGCAACGATAGACGGAATAAAAGGAGTAGAAGTCAGTTGGCAATATAACGATAAAGCAAAAAATAAAAATGTTCATCACACAATATGTAGCCATTTCACAGAGTATCCGGATAAATGGGGCCGTGGTGAATGGACCGCAAAAAATATGAAAGAAGCAAAACGAATGGCAATTGATTTTGCTGAAGGCGTGAGTTAATCAAGGACAAATAATTTAACCGTATCCATACAGGAGGTATTTATCATGGCAAAGAAAAAAGCCGCAAAGAAAGCAGTAAAGAAAAAAGAAGAAGTCAAAGATCTAAAGGACGAAGTCAAAAATGAAGAAGTCAAAAAGCCTGAAGAAGTTGAAGAGGTAAAAGGTCAAGAATCTCCGGAAGAAGTCAAATCCGAAGAATCTCCAAAAGCTGAAGAAAAGCCCGAAACTGAGGAAAAAGCAAAGCCTGGAAGCTTGCCAGAAGGTGCGCCGGACCCGGAACATTGTCACGGCGAATTTGAAACGAGGACGCATTTTATATACAAAATAAAACATGAACACGTCAATAAATATCGTGGTCAAAAGAAGATTATTATCGAAAAAACAAAGACTAAAATTTAAGACATGAAAAAAAAGTGAACGGATTGTTCACCAAATACTCGCTGTTATTTGGTGACAATCCGTCTATTTTTCTTGACCCGATCCGTTTAAATCAGTTATTTTTAATACATGAACCAATTTCTAGAAAAAAGTAATGTCTTACTTTTAAATGATGTTAGCGGAAAAACCGGAAAAGAATGGGACGTCGTTCTCATCGAATCGGGACTATCTCTAAACAATAGATTTTATTCAAATCAAGTATTAGAAAGTGCGCTTAGTCTTTTTGAAGGCGTCAAATGCTGTGCTTTCTTAGAGGGTGACGAACTCAATCACCGCGACCAGGGCAACGCTCAAAGAAATCCTTCAGGACCATCAAAAAATGTCGTTGGTTGGTTTGAAAATGTAAGATTTGAAGAATTTCAAAAGCCTGACGGCTCAAAGGCCCATGGCATTATTGCGAAATTCCATATTCTTCCTAGTCATCAATGGCTAATGGAAGATTTAAAACATTCTTTTAGCCATGGAAAAGCCGATTTGCTAGGTTTCTCAATAGACGCTCACGGCGAATCACGCGGGGGAATGGTTGACGGAAAAGAAGCCCTTATCGTTGAAAAAATTACACAAGTTGAATCAACCGACGTTGTCTCTAGCCCAGCGGCGGGAGGCCAAGTTCTCCGCATTGCTGCAAGTCAAGAAAAAGGAAAGTCAGGTATGAAAAATATTCGAAAATTTGCTGAGAAACAAGGACTCAAACAAGAAGAGGACGAGTCCGATGAAGCTTTTGCAAAAAGAGTTTTGGAGGCTTTGGAATCAAAAACGCCTAAAGAAGACGAAAACCCTCTTGGCAATTTCATAAGACAAATTTCTGAAGAAAAAGGAATTTCGACAAATGTCATAGCTGAATCGGCACACCTGGAAAAAGGTCAACTTGCCTTAATTATGAGTGGAAAAATAAAAAGACCACCAGACGAACGGCTTAAAAAAATGGCCAAGGCTTTGGGGGTTTCATTTGAGGAACTTAAAAACAAAATACCCGAAAGCGTAAAAGAAGTAGACGGAGCTTTTATAACTGATCAAGAAACGGAGTTAGCAATGAAAACCGCAGAACAAATTAAAGAAGCTGAAAAGAAACTTGCAGAAGCGCAAAAAGCTTCAAATATTAAAATGGGTGAACTCCTGGTCAAAGAAGCTTTGATTGAATGTGATTTGCCAAAGCAAGCAAAAGAAAAAATCACAAAACTCTTTGAAGACAAAGAAGACGTGACTAAAGAGGGTGTCGACGAAGCCATAAAAGAAGAAAAAACTTATATTGCTTCATTCAAAGAGAAAGGCACAGGTCAAGTGACAAATCTTGGTGACGCTCATAATGATAATGACGATGAAGCTTCGCGTATAAAAGTCAACGACAGCCAAAGAGAAAAATTTGATAAGGCTTGGGACGGAATGTACGCCATGGAAGATATTGACGGCGTTCCAAAGTTTTCCAGTTTAAACGAAGCTTGGAGAGCTTATAACGAAAACAATAGAAATGCTCATGGTGGCCAAGAAGAAGTATCTCACAATATTTTTGAATCGATTGCCCGAGCTTTTCCTAGAAAAATCTCATATGATTTTGGCGATCCTTACAAGAAACATGAAAGAAGACTAAAAGAAAGTTGGGTCAGAGAATCGACGGAATGTTTAAGAGAGGCCACAACTACAAGTGATTTTTCAGTTGGTTTTGGTCAAGCCATGTTTCGCAGATTGCAGATAGAATACACTCAAGATCCTAGAAATGATTGGCGTAAAATCATATCTAGTATTGAAAATTTAAAAGACGCAACCAACACATTTTCAATTGTCAGACTCGGTGAAACTAAAGAGCTGCCAATTGTCAGTGAAAAGGGAACGTATCAAGAATTGAATCCGACTCGGGCTGAAGAAGTTGAGGTTATCACTCCTGAAAAGCGTGGTGGCTTAGAGATCGTCACTTGGGAAGACGTTTTGGCAGACAGAATCGGAATCATCAGACGTATTCCTAAAAACCTTGCCAGAGCTTCAAACATAACAGTTCATAAAAAAGTTTGGGACGAGATTGAATCAAATCCAACAATGCAAGACGGAAACCCTCTATTTGATGCAGCTCACAATAATATTATTTCCGGCAATCCCGCGCTTTCTTATGCGAATGCGGTCGTTGGGGTAACAGCTTTAAGAAACCAATTGGCTTTTGAATCAAATGAAAAATTAGGTTTAATGCCAAAATGGTTGATCACAGCAGTTGAACAAGAAGCGTCAGCCGAGGAAATAATTGCGTCACTGGCAAAAGCAACATCAGCCGAAGATTCAACACTCAAAAACGTTTTGAAATCAAAATTTGGAATGGAAGCGCTTGGAACAATTGGACTTGGCAGAACAGCAGGGACAACTTTGTTTTGGTATATCGCAGCAGCCGGACGAGACGCCGAAACAATCGCCGTCGGTTTCTTGGGTGGACGTGACAGACCTGACATTTTCGTTCAAGGTATTGATACGCCAACTTCCGGATCAATGTTTGACGCAGATAAAATAACTTACAAAATTAGATTAGTTTGTGGTGCAAAAGTTGTAGATCACCGTTGGATTCAACGTTCTGCAAATACTTAATCCCAAAGCTGAATGGAAGGAATAAAAGAAAATGACTAAAAGTAATAAAGTAGCGGATCTTCCAGGGGATCACGTAGCACAGGCAAGAACAATCATTGTGGCTTTGGGTTCAGACGAAGAATCTACAATTTGGCAGAACTTGACCGGAAAAGAAGTCGAGATCACAGGCGCTAAATGGATTCCTGATTCAGCCGTAACAGGTGATGACACAGATAATCTGATTATCGGAATTGTGAATAAAGGTCTGTTAGGCGTCGGCACCGTAGCGGTCACGGATCTCAAAACATATGCAACCGGTGTAAACTCCGTAGCACATAAATCTGAAGATTTAACTCTTTCATCAACGGCAGCAAGTTTACTTGTCGCTATAAATGAAGTTCTTTCTTTCGACAAAACCGAAACCGCATCAGGATTGGCGCTGCCTCCTGGTCTAGTTCAGCTCACATACGAACACAAAGGGTAAATAATCGGGCCTCCTTCATTGGAGGCCCATAAATACAAACCAGGGGCATAAATGATCCGTCAAGTCAGACCAGATACCAGCTTTTTTCCGAGCATAGAAGTAACCGCAAATAGTAATTCGGAAGAACGTGGAAATCTATCAGCTAAAACAATTGAATTTTGGGTTGATGTAACCGCTTTGGGAGCAAGTGGTGATTATGACCTCAATTTTCAAACTTCTGTATTGAAACAAGGTGAGGCCGTTGGAACTAAATTTGTAACACAAGAAACAATAAACATTACAGCAACCGGACTTGTCGTTGTTGTTATAAACAGAATCGATCATGCATTGGGTCAAAAATATAGAGTGAATTTCGTAAAAAATACGACTGAAATAACGCTTAGTATAAAAACGGTCATTCTGGAATAAAGGAGGTGTTCCACTATGACATTCACACTTTCGGACGCAACCACAAGAGTCGCTCTATACGTTAAAGACATTGCCCCCTTCCTAACCGCCGGCGACGATCAATTGGCCATCGAAGCAGCGACACAACAATTAAACAAAGACAAACCTCTCAATATTGTTTCGGATATTCCAGGCGATGGCTCTCAAGACTATAGATTGCCAGTCGCTTTCATAAAAGGAATGTCGGACGTCAAAACGGTTGAATCTCCTGCGGGTCAAACACCGGTTAGAATGCGGCCACGAAATGACGATTGGTTTTTATATGAAGATCCTACTTTTGCTGAAGGCCAAAAACAAAGATTAAGATTCAATCAATCTTCACCGAGCTTTTCAAATGTTGTTGAAGGTCTGGACGTCGACACAATTTTATTTCAATCTGGGAACACCATAAGATATACATTTAACGGATCCCCCGATTTAAGTGTGATTTCCGTAAACGACGTTCTTTTTGCTGACAGCTCAACAAATGCTCTTAATGATGGAAGTTTTTTTATAAGCACAGTTGATGACGGTTCTAATTTCATTGAAGTCACAAATGATTTGAGATCTGACGACACATTAGACGAAGCTTCAGACACTTCATCAACAGTTAAATTAAGAACAGTTGAAACAATTCGACTTGTATATAACGGGCTTCATTCTATTAGTGCAACAACTTCCACTTTGAATGATACGGAATTCAACGCGGTTTGTTATTTAGCGACTTCTTTATTGCTATATTCACTTTCAAATTTCATGAATGAATCTGTAAACAGGCAAATTGACGCTGATAGTGTTGATTATGCAATCAAAGGCCAAAACTACAGACAGACAGCCAGAGACTTTCAGGATAAATACGAACAAATTGTCGGATTGAAAGGTGATATCAAAGCCGCACAAGCATTGCTCGAATTAGATATCAAATTCTCACATGGCGAAGACTTTCTTTTTCATCCGAGTCATCGAAGATAATGGGCGCTAAATTTTCCATATCATTAAAAGACAGACCACAAAATATAAGAGGTCAAATTCCTTTTAATATCCAGATTCAGGAATATTCAAGGGCCGTTGCCGAAGGAATTGTTTTGATTCGTGGTGACTTCGTTGAAAAGTCTCCCGTTGGCGGAACAGGCATTTTAAGAAACTCATGGATCACTAACGGGCCGAATGTTTCAGGTAACACGATTAAAGGCGAGGTTGTCAGTTCAGTAATTCAAGCTCAAGTTGTTGACGGAGGAGCGAAAAGACATTTGCCACCGCACACAGAAGGTTCGGGTCTTCATCAATGGGTCAGAAGAAAATTAAACATAACCAATAGAACGCGGGTAAATAGTGTGGCTTTTCTGATTTCCAGAAAAATTAAAAGAGACGGAATCAAAGCTAAAAGAACTTTTAAGATATCGTTCGGATCTATTAAACCTCAAATCGACGCCACAATGGAAAGAGCCAAAGATCGTGTTGTCGCAAGGCTAGGTAAATAAATGTCGTATCAAACCATAATTGATCAAATCGCAATAATCTTAGACCAAGTCTCAGGAGCCGGAGCAAATATTCACAAATTCATAAGGTCTTTACAATTTTGGAACGAATTCTTTGCGGAACATAAAGACGGCGCAAGAATATTAACATGGGAAATTACCAGACTTGCAACGGCCGAGCAAGTCGCCACAGTTCAGAATGCAGTTGGGAACGAACCAAATTTTCATGACACTCATAATTTTGCAATTGTTGGACGTATGGCCTTGCAAGATTCAACGGCTACAGAAACGGAGTTCCAAACTATTCTTTCTGATATTCAAGCAGAATTTAGACAAAACAATGATCTCAATGGAACGGTCATAATTCCAAAGCAATTACAAATAAGGTCCGTTGGTCATGAAATGTATGGCGGCGTATTATGTCACCATGCAGCACTTACATTTGAAGCAATCGAAAGAGTCGGAGGATAAATCATGTCAAAGAAAAGTGAAATTAAAAACAACAACACAAAATCCGGTTTTTGTCGAAAAGGCGGAACTTGGGTTTATGACAAAAACGGAAAGCTTTTGGAAGGGCCAGGAACGACCAAAGCCAAACCTAAAGAAACTAAAAAATTAACCAAAGACGACGACGGGGGTAAATAATGGTATTTTTAACTAAAAGACAACAAATTGCAGTAAAAATTGAAGCCACTGAAGGCACAGAAGAAAGTTTGGCCGACGTTGATGCAATTGCTCCAATTTATGGTCCTGAATATACAATTGATAATATTCAAAATGATCGTCTTGAAGTGGTTCAAGCAAGCTTTTCAAGGCTGCCACAAGTTGCGGGAGAAATAAACGCAACTTTAACATTTCGAACCGAATTAAAAGGTTCGTCAGCAGCAGGAACGGCACCGCCACACCTAAGCGCTTTGTTCAAAGCGTGCGGCATGAGTGAAACAATTGTTTCCGTAACAAGCGTGACATATGCGCCCGTAACTGAAGATATTCCGACAGTCACTTTAGATCTCAGAGAAGGTTCTGACAGCTCGGGTTTCAAATCTAAAGTCTTAATCGGTGCTAGAGGAACTTACAAATTGGTTGCCGTTAAAGGCGCAATCGTCATGGTGGAATTTGAATTCAAAGGCAAATACAAAGAACCAACGGACACGGTTGCGTTTGCACAGGCCGCGCCTGGTGTTATCCCACAAACATTTTTGGGAGTCGGTTTCAGCGTTCTAAGCGTAGGAACTTTGAACATTCAAAATCTGACAATTGACATAGCAAACGAAATTATTCACAGACCCGACGTCAATGAGGCAACAGGTTTTTTATCTGCTTTATATGTTGGTAGAACGCCAAAAGCTGAAGTGGATCCGGAGCAAGTTCTCAATTCGGTTATAAATTTCTTTCTCAAAATAAGAGACAATTCAGAAGGAATTTTGACTTATAACCTAACGGGTTCAGCCGGTAATATCATGACATTCACAGCGCCAAAAGCCCAATTCATTAATCTCAGCGAAGGTGACTCCGATTCAATCCGGACGGAAGAATTGGAAATGGCATTAAACCAGGACGGAGACGAAGGAGACGATGAATTTACAATCGCATTTACATAAATAAAATTTAACCGAATTAGTTAACCAGGAGCAAAGGAGCAAATTATGGACATTCGGAAAATACAAGAAGACAACAAGCCTAAAAAATACAAGATCGCTAATAGTGAGGCGAAATTGTTGATTGTCGAGCCTAAGCCAAAAGAATTGACAGAATTACGAAAAAAATGTAGCCGTAGAACTCGGGGCTCAAGAGCTCTTGGCGAAATTTTGGACGAAAAGAAATTCAACAAAGCCCTTATGGAAAAATTCATTGTCGGTTGGGAAGGCATAGTTCTTGACGGGAAACCGGCGCCATGTGATTTAGCAAACAAAATTCTTTGTGATGACAATTGGAAAGATTTCAGTGAATGCTGGAATAACGTGGTCGGAGGATTTGAAGACGAAGCGGAAGACGAAGCGGAGGAAGAAGTAAAAAACTAATTGCCTGGGCAGAGTTTAACTATGCTCAGGAAAATAGAGGCAATATCGAACATTGCGGCGGTTGCCAAAGAGGGGTCGAAGGTACATGTTTAAGAGACTTAAGTGAAAACGGTTTGTGTCCAATTGAAGACGAATCCCCTCTACTTTGGGACGAAAATCAAATCGTTCTTCATTTATACATGCAAGCAATGCAAACGTCAAAGTCTGTTAACGGTGAAGATAAAGACATTTTTTATATTCAGCCTTCAGACATCGATACCCTAATGAATTTTTCTCAGGTAGAGGAAGACGACAAAAAGGAAATCATGGACCGAGTGATGATAATTCAAGGAATCGCAAACGATCAAAGGCCAAATAGGCCAAAGAGTAGAAAATAATGGATCTTAGATACCTGCTCGAAGTTGATGATTTCGGAACCCCCACTATCAAGAAATTTGATTCGGCGATCGATAAATCAGCAGCCAACACCAAAAAAGCTTCTAATAAAATTGGCAAATCGTTTAAAGCCATTGGAAAGGCTGGAAAAAAAGCGGCTCTTGTATTCGGAGCCATTGGCGTTGCCGCAGTTGCTTTGGCCGGTATTGCTCTTTTCAAACTTGGGAAAAGTGCCGTTAAAGTTGCTACTGATTTTACTGAAATTGAACAAAAATTTGGTGAAGTTTTTAAAAGCGTTCAAAATCAAGCAGATAAAACGGCCGATAATTTAGCCAAGAATTTTGGACTCTCAAATAAAGCAGCTAGGGAATTGTTAAGTGGAACCGGAGATCTCCTTACAGGTTTCGGATTTACCGATAAGGCCGCACTTTCAATGAGTCAAAGAGTAAATGAATTAGCGGTTGACTTAGCTTCATTTACAAATCTTCAAGGAGGCGCCGAAAGAGCTAGTGTTGCCCTTACAAGAGGATTGCTTGGTGAAAGAGAAATGTTAAAAACATTAGGCATTAGTATTCTTGAGTCTGATGTCCAAACACGTCTCCTAGCTGAAGGCTTGGATAAATTGACAGGCGTTGCACTGAAAGCCGCTAAAGCTCAAGTGACCTTTGATTTGATCTTACAGCAATCCGAAAAGGCTTTAGACGATTTCAAAAGAACAAGTACGAGTTTGGCCAATCAACAAAGAATCTTAAACGCTAGATTCGAAGATCTTCAAGTTACCCTCGGAAAAAAATTGACGCCAATTGTGAATATCTTCGTGGGTGCAGCTATCAAGGTTGTAAACGGATTGGAAAAGTGGATAAAAACCAACGATAAATTAATCAATTCAGGAATCGTTAAATTTGCAAAGCTTTTCGCAAACGCTGTATTTTTCCTAGGCGACGCTGTTTTATTTGTTATTAAGAAATTCAATTTCATGTTGGCAGGGCTTCAATTTTTAGACGCTCAATTTCTTTCATTGAAAATTACTATTCTTGAATTTTCCAAAAGCGTTTTGATTGCATTCTCACAAATAGGAAAATCTATTGTTAAATTTTTTCAGGAGCCCGTAGACGCAATTAAACGCCAATTTATTAACTTTTCATTGTTTATTAATGGATTAATTCAGGACGCAGTTAGTTTTGGCTCGGCTATTTTGCCTCAATCGGTTGTCGACAACGTGAATAAAAACGTTGCCACGTTAAAAAAAGAACTTGCAAGTATGGGAAAATCAACGGCAGACGGGACAAACGCAGTTAGCACAGCCTTTGACACAATGGCATTTGCAATTGATGAAGGTATAAAGGTTTCAAAAAAACAAATAATAGAGAATGCCAAAGCTAGTCTGTCTTTTATTATATTAGGGCTATCATCGGACAAATTCAAAAAGAAACTATCTTCTTTGAACGATGAGGTTATAAAAAACATTAATTTAACCTCAAAAACACCAGATAAGATTGTCGCCGCAAAGTCTGCAAATATTCCAAGCACAGACCCTAAATTCATTCAACAACGGTTGGCAGCCGAAAGGGCAGCGGCAGCCGAAGCGGCAAAGATTGAGTTGGCGCGACAAGCAAAGATACTTGAAAGCGCAAAAGAAGTAAGTGCATTTCTCATAACAGAGAACCAACTTAGATTTGCCGAAATCGAAGCGAATGCAGCTAAACAAATCGCAGCGGCCAATTTTCTTCAAAACGAGGGGTTGCTACCTGGAATAATCGAACACGAAAACCTTAAGACTGAAATTGCCGTACAAGCGGAATTGCAAAGAAACGCCGTTTTAAACGATATTAGACAAGTGGAATTTGATTTGGCGCAATCTCATAGAGAAGCGGAAATTGATGGCTTGATGTCTCATGAGCAAGCATTGTTTGACGCTTCAGCGGGGGGGTTGTTTCAAAGGAATGCAATGGTCCAAAAGGCACAGGCCGACAGAATGAAACTGATTTCTAAACAAGTCGCCGCTGAAAAAACATTAGAAGGACAGAAAAACAAGGCTTTATTATTGACGACGGCTCAACTCGGAGGGGCTTTGTTAGGACTTGCACAGCAGCAAGGCGGAAAATTATTTGCTATAGCTAAAGGCATTGCCATTGCTGAAGCAACGGTAAACACGATTAGGGGGGCCATGTCGGCATTTGGTAGCGTTCCATATCCGGCAAATATCGTGGCCATGGCTTCAGCTCTTGTGACTGGATTCGCTCAAGTTGCGGCCATTTCATCAACTTCAGTTGGAGGCGGTGGAGGTGGAGGCGGTGCGATTCCTAGTGGTGGCGGAGTTTCTGGTGGTGGTGGGGGATTTGGGTCAGCTCCTGGTCTGGACTCCTTCACCACACCAGTTTTGACGGACCTAGCAGAAAACCCACAGCAAATAGTAATTAATATAACAGGTTCATTCATTGGCAATGAAGCCGAATTGGCAAGCAAAATAGCTGAAATCATTGAAGACGCGACGGCCGATGATGTTGATTTTGGATTATCGGTTAGGGGTTCATAATGGGTCTTGCAATTATAGGAGCTGATTCAAGGCTCGATTCTGATACCGTTACAGTTGTTCCGGCCGAGAATGCAAGCTTTCCGGCTTCAAATCTATCTGACGACAGAACTTACACAGTTTTCAAACCTGGATCAACCGCAACCAGCGTGACAATCAAAACAGACGCGGGAGTCGGAAATACTGTTGATGTTGATTATTTCATGTCAATTGGCCATGATTATTTCGATCCTGCTTCAGACGGTAACGGGGCGGTAGACGTTAAATTTGAACATAGTGCCGACGACGCGGCATACACAACTTTGTTTGATGAAACCGGCATTCTTGATAACAAAATAATTTTAAGATCATTTACTAAGGCAACGAATAGATTCTTCAGATTGACCCTTTCAAGGGCCGGCACATTCATTCCCTCGATCGGGCAACTCCAATGGGGGAAGGCCGTTGAATTTCCTGCAGGAACCATTTTAAAAGGATATGACCCGCAAATGGAACGTATCAAAAACGTGACCTCGAGATCTCAATCAGGTCAGATTCTAGGGGCCGTCCGTTTTTATCAAGAAAGAAGGGCTGATATCAAGGCAAAGCTTTTCACAAATGCTTTTATTCGAGACGAAACTTTAGGAGGTTTTCAAGACTTTTGGGACAATCACGGCGTTCAATTAAAACCTTTTGTTTTTTCTTGGAATTCAGGGAATCCAGGCAGTTTTGAGAAAGACTCTTTTTTCTGTCAAGTTGATGAAAAAAGAGGGATTTCGCGGCCAATAGTGACTCCAATCGCTTCAGGATTTAGAGACTTAACATTTTCAGTCATAGGAGTTAAAGAGTAATGGCTTCAGCAGCATATTTGACTGAGCTTGCAAAAGTTTCAAGAGAAGTAACCCACTTGGTAAGAATCACAGTTGCCGGAACCGTTGCAGGATCCACAATTTTTAAATTCTCCCCTCGAGACGGCAATCTTATAAACCTTCAATTAAATGATGATATCAGGCCATATATGAAGAGTTTCACAGGTCGTCCATCAAGGATTAGACCTGAAAAGTCAATCACTGAACAAACAAATTTTTCAATCACATTCTTTGATGATTTAAATCCACCACCCTTTGACTCTGCAGTTTTCACGGTGACTACAGGCGGCACTTTTTGGCAAAGATTACTTATAGCTCAACCGGATATCATTGGATCAAAAGTTGAAATACTTCGCGGATTCAAAGCTGATGGCTTTTTAGAATCTGATTTTGAAGTCATATTTTCAGGCCGTTTTGAAGATTACAAATATGGTTCAGGTCGAGAAATCACTATAAAATCCAAAGATTTACAGGTTTTGACTAACACTGAAACGCCTTCAGAAATCACAGATACAAATCTAATCGACGGCGCCATTCTTGCAACAGATTCAACATTTGACGTCGACGACGCAGCGGAAATAACGGACCCCGACTCATTAGGATCAAAAGATCAAATGCCTATTGTGATCAGGCTTGATCCTGACGACGTTGATGAAGAGGACGTTATTATAAAAGGCATTTCCTCAAACACGGTTTCAGTTCAAGACAATCACCTTGAAAGATCAGAAGATTTTGCAAACGCCACATGGGTAAAAACTAGCGGAACGACCGCAAAAGGGTCTTTTACCGTTGGTCCCTTTGCCGTTGATATCAATGCCTCACAAATAATTTTTAATGCCGTTGCTGACGAAATTTCTCAAGATCCGACAGTTCCTTCTATGTCAAATGAAACATGGGTTTTCTCAATTTGGCTTAGATCTGCAGTAGGTGGAACAATCACTTTGGAAGTTGATGAAGACGGCGGTGATAATTTTACCTCACAAGTTACGCTTACTGATATCTGGACAAGGTTTCAACTTGTGGCCGCTTTTACAGGAGCCGCAGCATCAGCCGTTCACATCATTCTTAAGCGTGATACGGGCGATTTGATAGACGTCGAAGCGTACGGGGCACAGTTTGAAGAAAGCGCAAATAGAGGCTTCTATGTGGCCACAACAGATCTTGCATCATCAGGCGTTGACGCTGGAAGGGGGGCTTTCGGAACGACAGGTGAGGCCCATGGTGATGACGACCTATTTACCGAAGTTGCTATCTATAGACAGCATTTGACAGAAGAAGGAATCGGACCGATTGTCATTTTGAGAGATTTGATATCAAGAACCGGAATTGGCGACTCTGATTTAGATTTGGCGGTTTTTTCTTCTGAATTTGACGCAGATTCAGGAAAAGCATTTAGAAGAGGCCGAGCAACCGCCGTTGTTGATACAACCATTGTTGAACCTCGAACAATTAGAGAATTAGTCACCGAAGTTAGAAAACAATCATTAATTGATGTCTGGATTAGTGAGCAAGGAAAATATAAGGCAAAAGCACCATTGACCATTAGACCAGGCGAATCAATTGATTTGTTCACCGATGAAGCAAGTATTGTTTTCAAATCTTCTGATCAAGAAGGCAATACAAAAGAGCGTGTGACCAGGGCCATACTTTATTATGACAAAAAAGCTGCAGCAAACGGTGACAAGCCAGAGGATTTTGAGCAAGTTAGAATTAATGTCGATTTAGGAGTCGAAGATCTTTCAGGCCCAAATGTTAAAGTGATCTTTTCAGATTGGATTTATAGGGCTTCAGAAGCTTCTCAAGTAACAGAGGGATTGGTTTCAAGATTCAGAAGAGGCGCCGAAAGATTGCGAATCAGTTGCGAAATCAAAGACGATTTTGATATTGTTGTTGGCAATGTTATTGCCTTAAACACTGAAGACGTTTTGACCGAAAGTTCAGACGGAAGCATTTCAAGAGGTAATACATTTTGGCAAGTCACTCAAAAAATACCCAAAAAAGCAACGGGCCAAATTTCAATAGAATTGGTTCTTATATCCAAAAAACACATTTGTTTTATATCGCCAGCAATTCCACCAAGCGGTTCGTTTCCAGAAGATTTTGATGACGCTACAGAGGAGCAAAAGATTTTTGGATTCATTGGAACGGCAGGGGGAAATAAATTAGGCGATAACGCGGTTGACGGCTGCGTAATATTTTAAATGGAAAGGGAATAAGTTGTTTACCGTATATAACAATTGTATTAAATCCCATCACGAAAGGAAGTATTAATGGCCATCGACGGCTTCAGTTACACAGTCATAGTTTCCGGCAGAACTGATCCGGACTCACCACTTGACACAACATTATTTGTAGACATTACAGATAACCTTGAATTCTTAAAACTATGGCTTGGCAAAAGCTTTATCGGGGCAGCCGTTGCAGATCATGATCATGACGGAGTGAATTCGGCTCAAATCGATTCAGGCGACTTAACAGGGGCCGCGATCGACAACGGCTTTGTCTGGATTGATAGTGGAACTAATGTTGGGTTGACGTCTGGAGTCAAAGATATTTCTTCAATCGTCCCTGTTGACACTGTTTTTGTTCAAGTTTATATTCGATATGACGTGACAAGTGGATCCACGGCAACCATCGACGCCGGCGAAGTCTCAGGGACATTAAGAGAGATAGCCCGAAACAGATCAACAAACCCCACTTCACCACAACATTATGCGGCTTTGTCTCTTCTTCCGGTTGACAGTAGTCGTCAAATTGAAATAGCAGTCACCGGAACAATAGCGGACGGATTTTTGGAAATAAGGAGCAACCAGAAATGACAATAGAAACAATATATGATTGTATTTCAATAAAAGAATTTAAAGAAAAGGTCGAGGCTGAAGAAAAGGGCGAGTTTAAGGAAGTCGTTGTATATTATGAAGTTGAACACGACAGCCATTTTGTTAAAGGCATAAAAAAAGTTCAATTTGCTGTTGTTAGCACCCATAAACGTTCCAAAGACCCCAGGATATTTATTGAAACAGGCCGGCCAGCGATAACCGAAGTTATTGAAAAAGGGGGGATCGTAAGAAGTTTTAAAGTTGAGTCTTTTTGTGAAGACGATAAAAATAGGCATTTTCGTGTATTTACAACCGATTCCAAACCATAAGGATTTTTCATGGAAGAATTAAAAGCTTCAGAGATTGGCGTCATAGCTATTATTTTATTATTCGTAATCAAGGAATTGATTGGACTCATAAAATGGCTTATGTCTAAAAAGGACGATCAAAAAAAACCTGATCAGCCAATTATGGTTTGCAATGCTGAAAGCAAAGACGTCTTGGACATGAAGCTGAAAAGACACGAAAAAATGATTGAAACTCTTGAGACAATGAAAACAACTTTAACAATCATGAATGAGAGCGTTCAAAGCACGAATGCAAAAGCCGCTAGAGTTGAGGAAAAAGTTATTTTAATTCACCAAACAGTAGACAAACTATAGTTTTTTAAAAGGAGCAAATATGAAGAAGCTAAAAATATTTTTAAGCATAACATGCCTGATTGGCATATGTCTCATAATGTCAGCTTGTGAAGGCTTTGAAAGAGATTATGGAGACGGAACACCGGTTGAAAAGATTGGATTTTGGGACAAAACAAAGGACGTGTTTACAGGAAAGCCAATCAGAAAACAGAAAGAAAAGATAGCTTTGACGGGTGACGAAAAGAAGGATATTGAGATAAAAAAACAGAATGCCGAAATTGAGAAATTCAATGAGTTTGCCAAAAAAGACAACGAAACACCAGACGAGGGATTAATGCCTATTGTCCAGTGGGTGTTTGGCGCAGGAGGATTGGGTACTATTGGAATGATGTTAAGAAAAGTCAATTTACAGCGAAAACGCGAAGAAAAGGTAGTTGTTGAGCGTGACGAACTCAGGGCCGGATATCAAGAAATAAAAGAAACCGCCAGAGGTGACAATAAGAAACTTCAAGAAATCAAAGGCATATTCAAACAAGGCGTTAAGAATATTCAAAAAGCAATCAAAAATAAAGAGGTTCCCGAAGACATTGAACAATTCAAAGGTATTTATAATAAAGTGAGAAAATTATAATCGCAATTGCCTCAATCAACAAATCAATTGAAAACTCAACAGAAAAGCCACCGTCAAAAGTGGCTTTTTTCTTATCAAAAAAATAGTTATCGGATTTTGAGAATTTATTCTTGACACTTATTTCAAAATGACGCACCATGTTATTGGTTGATATGAGCAAAAGCATAAAAATTAAGAAAACTATTCTATCGTTAGCAATTTGTTAATACGATAGTTCTTCGCAAAGTGGTCGAAACTCTGCCATGACGACCGGCCATCTAGCTCAAGCATGTGATCCTTTCATGTGTGAATCAACCAGGGTGCAATTTGTGTCGATTCAAGTTGCACCCACTATTTTTTTTGGTTGATAAGGAGCAATTATGGAATATATGAAAAAAGTTAATTTCTGGTGCAAAGCTCAAGATTTGTATGCGGTATTCGAAGATGGTCAAAAACATTTGTATGTAGTAAATGATCATTTCAGGTCGCAACCACTATTAGAATCATTTATTAAGGTAAACTCCCAAATTCGTAGATTTTTAAAAAAAGACTTTAAATATGAAATACATACCGCCAAAGGTAATGAAATGGTTTATAGCCCGTTAGGGTTGGATAGAAAAAATCACTAATAAATTGAAAAAAACCACACTATACGGAATAAAGTCACACCTGTTTGATTTATTGGCAGACATGTTAATATATTCAATATGCTTTCCTGATAAAAGGATTGCTTTTCTTCTCTCAGAGGAGGCGATTTCCCGATTGTCTCCTCATTATTTCTCAAGGATCCAATTATGAATAGCTGCAGCAAAGGCCATTGGTCTATTTGGTTTAAAACAACCAATTGCCCTTTGTGCGAAAAAAGAGAAGTGAACCCCGAACAAGTTAAAAAAAGACTGACAAGGCAAGTAAAAAAAGTAATGATTGAAACTAATAAGCTTGAGCAAATCATTCTTGAAAACATGACAGAAATTAACAAACTGGAAGAGAAAAAGGAGAAATAGCAATTATGGAAGAAGACCAAAACGCAGACATTGTTTATGAGCCAAGTAAAACCGGACATTGGAAAACTTTATTTCCAAGCAAAAACAATCTTTTAGGTTCTCACAATCTAAAACCAGGAGAAGAGATAGTTTTGACAATCAAAGATATTTCAATAAAAAAAGTCAAAAGCGCTCGAAGTCCAAATGGTGACGACGTTCCGGTCATTCACTTTGACAATACAAAAGTTCCCGCATTCTGCTTGAATGTCACGAATTCAAAAACAATATCTTCAATGTATGGATCAGTGTACAAAGATTGGATAGGTAAAAAAATACAGCTTTACGCAACTATGGTAAAAGATTTTGGAGGCGGTAAGACTGAAGGATTGCGAGTCAGACCCAAAAAACCTGTTGAAAGTAAAGACGTTGAAATGCATTCAAAGATATTGAAAGAATGTAAATCGATTGAAGAATTAAAAGAAGTTTGGGGATTAATTCCAAATGCACTTCAGGGCCAATTAATAGACGTGAGAGACGAAATGAAAGGAAAGCTTTAATGTTAGAAGAGGTATGTAAGGAGCAGTTGTCCCAAGAATGGTTTGAGGCACGATGGGGCAAAGTAACAGGGACGTCATTGAAAAACGCAATTGATACGGCCGCAAAACAAAGCACTTTAATGATGCAAGTTGTTGCTGAGAAAATGTCTGTTTTAGAAATAATCGAACTCAACACACCGGCAGTTAATCGAGGTTTGGATTTAGAAGCAGTAGCTTTAGACCAAGTTTGCAGGAAGACAAAGATTAAATTTGAAACCACTGGATTTCTAGCATCAAAAGCAATACCTGAATTTGGCTTTTCACCTGATGGAATCTTTAAAAAAGACGGAAAAATAATAGGTGGAGTAGAAATAAAATGCCCGTCTCAGAAAAAGCATATCGAATACATGCTTGGTGATGCAGTACCAAAAGACTATAAAGGCCAAGTTTTATCGCCATTCGTTGCAAGTGATGACGTTGAATGGTGGTACTTTGCAAGCTTTGACGACAGATTTTATCAGAGAGAATTATTTTTGCACAAAGTCGAACGCAAAGATATTGAGGATCAAATCGAACCGGCACGAAAAAAACTTAAGCACCTTATTGAAATGATTGAGACAACATATAAGAAGCTGAGCTATGGAGACTGAAAAAATAACCGACATAATCAACGAAAAAACGTCGCTATGTGAATACCATACTCTAGGGGCTTATGATTTAAAAGAATTGATTGAACGCTGTGAAAATTACCTCATTATTCTTTGGATTAAACCATATGAGGGAGGCGAAACCGAACTCTTTATCGATCGAGATCGTTTTATTGAATGTTTAGAAACATATGATCACAATCGATATCGAATTCAAATGGGCATAGATCAGATATTTATAGGATAAGTTTTTAAAAATTAAAGCATACATCGCAACACGGCCGGCTCAGATTATTATTTGAGTCGGCTTTTTTTATTTAAATTTTTTGTTATCGGATTTATGGTTGACGAACTTTAGGAATAAGTTAATATTGTGAATATGAAACCGCTTAATTATTTGCAAAAATTATATTTGGCCCGATCCTAACAAGTCTCTTAGCGGTTTCATGTTGGGATTTGGGCCTTCTTTTTTTTGAAAGGCTATGTGTAATGAGCGATAAATCCAAATTGAATTTGATTCATGAAGAGACTGGGTCTCCTCCTGGATATTTTCCAAATAAGGCTAATCTTATTACTGTTGAAGCTGCTAACGAAATTATCCAACACTGGTACGACAAAGAGTTTAGCGTGGGCTACACTTGCGAATCTTTCGTTAAGCAATTTGATTGGTCCTGTATTGCTGAAGAAAAACAAGATAACGACACCCACCGCATAATCTACAAAATCGAATCTTTGAAAAAGGAAAAGCCAAAATGTGGAAGTTGTTCTTTCTACAAAGCTATGAGAGCAGACGAACTAGCCAGGAAATTCGGTGGCACTTGTAAATATTGCATGGAATGCGGAGAACCAATATTTCGATCAAAAACTCGGTTTAAATAATGTCTCAAGAAATCAAGGAATAATCATGATCTTCTGCAAAATATGCTTCTTCTGGCAAATAATAGTTTTGATCCTTTGCATACTTTTAACGCAAAAAGAAGAGGATAATTCACAAATTCAAATGTGTCTTTTATTAGTTCTTTTACCTTCATTGATTACAACTTATTACTTGATTTGGGGGCAATATTGATGGATATTGATGTGGTTAAAAACGGAACTGTCTATAGAAAATGCTGCAAATGTTCTCTGCCAAAAGAAATATCCTGTTTTGGCAGAGAAAAAAATCGTTATGGAAACACGTTTACACGTTCGACTTGCAAGGAATGCAGAAAGCCAAAGGGCGAGGCTTTAAAAAGACATAAGGAACAAATAAATAAATACCAACAAGATCCAGAAAACAAACGCACAGCCCAAGTATCGAGTCTAAAGAGAATGAGGACGGAAAAAGGAAGATTAAGAAGAAAATTTCAAAAAATAGGAAAAAATTATCCCGCTTCTCTTGCCAGTAGGGGTCATGAATGGGAGCGAAAAAACAGGGAAAGGGCCAATGTTGCAACTAATATTTATCGCAAAATAAAGGCTGGAAAAATAACAAAGCCCACTCATTGCCCAGAATGTCAAAAATTAACTCCAACAAAAAACATGCAAGTTGATATCGATGAAAATTTGGATTTCGTCGGTTGGCTATGTTCGTGGTGTAAGGGAGAGAGAAGGATAAAAAACAACATGGGGTTAAATAATGGCCCGAGCTAGAAATCTTAAGCCCGCTTCTTGTGAAAACGAGGTTTTGGCCAAATTAACACCACATGTTAGGCTTTTATGGGCATTCCTACCTTGTCACGCAGATTGTGAGGGAAAGCTAGAAGATAGGCCAACGAGACTTCATATAAAAATATTCCCATATGAGCCAAAATTGAAATTTAATGACATGCTGCAAACTCTTCATGACAAGAAATTCATAACCAGATATGAGGTTGACGGGGAAAAATTCATTTGGATAAACAAATTTTTAGACCACCAATCTCCAACCACCAAAGAGAAGGCAAAAGGGTCTAATATCCCTGATTATGATTCAAATTCCCATGGGACGTTACCGGAACATAACGGGGATAATACCGGTTTGGCCTTAACCCTTAACCCTAAACCCTTAACCCTTAACCCTAAACCCCTAGAGATTGAAAATAAAATTAATGAAATTGGTGAGTATTATAAAAAAAATATAAATCCACAAGAAATATCGTCAGGGAAAAGAAATCTAAAAAAAATAGCGACAACGACAAATATCGACAAATTATTTCAATACGTCAAAAACTATCACAATTCAACAAAACATAATTCAGGGACTCAATACAAAATCAGAATGAGAAATTTTTTCGGAAGAGATCGCAGATTTGAAGATTACAAAGAATTTGTCAATCCAAGCCAATATTCAAAAGATTCAGACACTTTTGAACTTCCAAAGTTAGGCCAATAATGAAATACACCGCCGAACAATCAGAAAAAGCTTTTATAGGCTGCTTGATTCTAGACCCTGAATTGCTAGAAGTCGTTAATGACAAAGGACTTACGCCAGCTTGGCTTAAAGACGGCAAACATAAAAGGATCTTTGAAATCCTGTTAGAAGCCTTTGATGAGGGCAAAGAACTCGATCCAAACACAATCTCAGATAAAGGCGTCGACTACTCAATCCTGACAGAATTAATGGACAGCGTCACTAGCACGTCAAATTTCGACGAACACGCATACAACATAGGGTTAGCCCGTTTAAACGAAGCGATTCAAAATAGGCTTCTACGCGATCCTGAGAACCCACAATCGGTTAGAGGGTTAATTGATTCTTTTGAGAACAGGTTTTCGGACAAAAAGATTGTCAGGGTCAGCGATATTGCAAAAAAAATTGCTGAAGAGGTTATCAACGAGAATCCAGATATCGAAATGAATCTACCATGGAACAATTTAAACCAACTTTTAAGCGGAATTCAGCGCAAAAAGCTTTATTTCGTCGGTGGTTTACCAGGGCATAGAAAAACTGATTTCGTCATAAATATCTCTGATCACATTTTGAAACAGGGATTTAAGGTTCTGCATTGTGATTATGAAATGGGCGAATCAGACACTTTTAAACGATATCTGACAAAACGAAAAGAGATTCCAAATACTTGGATTGACACAAGACGCGATAAGTGGGGAAATGTTCTAACCGCTGATGTTCGAGAAGTCATGTCAAATCACACAAGTGAGTACGGCAAAGAGATTGACGAAAATTTGAAGATCGTTTGTTATCGCAAAATCAATGAAATCAAATCAATTGCCAAATCTATGCAAGCAGACGTTATTGTGATTGACCACATTCAATTATTTTGCGAAGAGCACCCCATGAGAAAAGGTTCGACCAATGCAACACATATAAATAATCTATGCCGCAGATTAAAGAAATTGGCCATGGAATTGGACATTGCAATTATTTGTCCAAGTCAAATCGACAAAAATATGGAGGGACCGCCGAGAAAGAAGGATTTCAAAGAATCGGCCGGAATGATGGAAAACGGAGACGTCTTGATTGGGATCTGGTGGCCACATGCAGAACAGAAAAAGAAATCAAGTCGGGGCGTTGAATGCCTAATGAACTTTTTTGAATATGTGCTTGCAAAGCATAGGGGCGGTCCGGTTGGAAGAGACGATTTGGAATGTCAACCAGATACCGGACTAATGAAAGAGTTTTCAAAAAGAGAAGAGCCAAGCAATTATTATGACAAGGACGCAGAATTATGAAATTTAAATTTTTTCACAAATATCCACCCAATGAAGTGATTTATGCAAAACTTGAGGAATGGGCAGAAAAAGGAATTGGAGACAAGCCAAGGGAACGGCCGGTCGATCTTTTGTTTAATAATTATGGCATGGGTTACAAATTAGCGGTCGAGTATCAAAAAGAATTCTATGAAAGACAGAAATTGAAAAGGAGCGAAAAGTGAAATATTCAGAAGTTATACAAGGGAAAGTATTTGCCCATGAAGATCAAATGTATATCAAATCTGGTGGCGTAAAGTGTGTTGGCTTGACCGGCGCAATGGCGGGCCAAGAAATGGCATTTCTAGCCGAACAGAGCATTTACGTTTTAGACACAGCAAAAATAACAGTCAAAAACGAAGTGGAGATTGGAATATGAGAAAGCCAATTGCAATTTCGGAGTCCGTTTACCAGTGGACTATTGTTTGTGATGACGGATCAATTTGGAGTAAGCCAAGCGAAAAAGATTGGGTCCGTTTGAAACCTATTCCTCAAGACCAAAACGCTCATGAAAAAGATATCCAAGGATATAAAGATAAAATTTCAGAATTAAAAAATAATCGTGAAACCTTATTGAAAGAACAATTGGAAGAAAACGAGGAATTAAAAACGAAATTATCTAATTTAGAAAAAATTCTAAAACTTCGAGGCGGAGAGGCCGAAAGACATAGCCTTGAAATGGATCATATTAAAAACGTTGAACTCCCTAATTTACAAATGAAAAATGAAACGTTACGACAAGCTATAGATCAGAACAAAATGCCAGGAGAAATAATTGCTAATAATGATTCTCGAATTGTCGATTTAAAGAAAAAGTTTTCAGGTTTTGTAGAAGACTATGAAAGAGTCAAAAGGGTTGCTTTAGGAGAAACCCGTATAAGCATGGGAATAATCAGGCGGGCATTTTCTGACTTGGATAGTTGTATTGAGGTTTTAAAATGATCTTCGATCAAATAGTTATTCCGGGCCAAGTAATTTCTAAAAAGAATACTCAACGAGTAACTAGCTATGGTGGTCATTCAAGTATTCGAGCAAGTAAAGCTTATGAAGCATGGGAAAAATCAGCAAAAATATTTATGGCCGGAAGAATAAAATTTAAGAAAGTTTATCCTATTTTTCTCCATTTTGAATTTGTTATGAAGAATGATAGAGGGTGGGATTGGAACAACCTTAGTCAGGGGCCGCAAGATATTTTAGTTCAAATGGGAATCATGGCAGAAGATAACTATAGATATTGCATTCCAGTGTTTTTTGGAAAATATGCGGGCGTTTATAAAGACAAAGATAATCCAAGACTGACTTTGACATTCACAGATTTAGAAGAATTGAGAAAGCCTGATTTTCTTGAAGGTGAAGAGGCAAAATTAAATCATTACAAGCACCTTGCAGAAGTTGCCGAGAAAAAGAAGGGGAAATAAAATGGAATCAAAAAAGTTAATGGAAGAAATAAACAAATTATCATTGGAAGTGTCATTACTGGCAACGAGTAAGTGTGAAAAAAGAAACGTCCCCGCTTCATGCGTCCCCACAGTTTTATTAGCTTCACTTCAAACCGCGATTGTCGCTAACTGTTTAATTGTGCTGGAAGAGTATGGAAGAGAAGATTGTAATGCTTTTTTCAAAAATATGAATGACCAAATCAAGGTCATGGGCGAAGAAATTAACGAATATCTAAATGAAGAAATCAAAAACTTTAACAAAGAAAGCAAAAGGTAATGAGAGATATTTTCACGCCAGAATTTGAACAGCATGCAATTAATCACCCTTTGGTCGGTATGCCGATAAAAGGCGACGGAGGGGCTTATTTAATTCCATATACAAATAAAAAAAATAAAACAGTCTTTTTAAATGTTCAAGTGAGCATTGGCGGCGGTTGGGATCATGTAAGTGTTTCTCTAAAAAATCGTTGTCCAAATTGGTTTGAAATGGATTATATAAAAAGACTGTTTTTTGAAGAAGATGAGATCGCTTATCAACTACACGTTAAGCCCGAAGATCATATAAATATTTTCAGATATTGTTTACATATTTGGAGGCCACAAAATCAAGAAATTCCATTACCGCCGGTGTATATGGTTTAATAAAAAAATTAAAGCCTAGCGAAAAGGAGCAAAAATGGCTAAGAAAAAGAAAGAACAAGACGAAATTCAAGAAGAATTCAACGACGTACTTGCAGAAGTTAAAGCGGCGAAAACCGTTACTCAAAATAAGTTTTGGATTAAAGGTTTGAAAGAACGCAACGCAGAAAGAAATAGGGCTGTCAAAAAAGTTGAGAATCAGGTTTCGACGGCAAACATGGGCGTTATATCAAATGTCAAGCTTGCAAAGAAAAATATGACTGAGCTTGAAAAAGTAATTGATGATTTGTCGGCATATATAAAAGACGTTACAGAAATTGTTCAAAAGCTGAATGATTTCAATGCAACATATCCAATGTTCAAAGACTATTTCACACACACAGCCGAATTCAATGTCGAAAAAGGGGCGATCGTATTGAAGGAAGTTAAAAAGAAGGAAGCAGAGTAACCCCTGAGAAAGAGAGAGAGAAGTGGAGCAAACCGAAACAGAAGAAGCTAATTTAGAAGAAGAATATCAGGGTGTTCAAGAGGCCATGGCCGAACACCCTGATATTTATTTTGAAGTTAATAGCAAATATGACAAAAAGATAAGAATTTATCTTAAAGGAAAACTTGTATGGGAAAGCAAAGCGGTTGCAGCGTGATTAATTCAGATGAACGAAATGACAGTCTTTTGAATAAGCACCTTCGAGCAGAAGCAGAGGCGGATAAATGGCAAGAAACATATGTTGAATCAGTCTTCATAACAACCGATTGTTTTGAGAATGAATTTTTTGTAGATAAATTCTGTGCCAATGTTAATTGGGAAACAAACCCTGTTGATCTTGGTGAAGATTGCATGAATGCAATTTTAGCCTTTAGAGTTTTCAATGAACAAATCAGAAAGATTTTCAAAAGAGATTTGTCAAGGTACGTCACCTATTATTACTTCCATTGGGAAGACGGAAAAAATCAAGCAATTGCTTTGGAAACCGTGGAAGATTACAGCAATAAATTATTTGAAAGAGGAGTCAGGAGAAAATAATGGATAGCATTGAGTTAGGTCAATATCTAAATGCCGGTGGAATTATTCGAGGTAGAGTTGAATCTTTGAAAAAATGCCATAGAGGAAAACCTGGATTTAGCAAAGAACAAAAAATAGACTTTTACCGTGAAGAAATAGTTGCTTGCCACGAATTAATTAAAGAATTAGAAAACGAGGTTTGAAATGAAAAGAGGTTTAAAAATGCATTCAGATGATTTTTTTAATAATTTTGACAAGGAACAAAAACAAATGATGAAGACGGGGCTTAAATTTGGTTGTTTGGCCGTGATTATCAATCTTGCAATGGTGTTGGCCGCCGTGGCCGGTATTTGTTGGATTGTTAAATATTTCTTCTTCTCATAAAGAAAAGAGGTTTGAAATGACGGGAATGAGTGATAACCCAAACAAAAAATATATTGATTACATTAAGAGATCTGGCGGCAATCCCAAGATTGAATGGTTTGATGAAGATTGGGAGCCAATTGGACCAACGCTAAGAGAGGATATGAAGTCAAAAGGATTAATAAAAGAAGTTGATGGAAAAATCTACTTGGTGGAATCAGTAAATTGAAGGAGACAGAATGAACCTAGTTAAAGATCAAGAAAAAGCAGCGGAACGTAGAATAGTTTCAATCTCAGCAGTTCCAGCGGGTCAATACAGAAGTATTTTACAAGCTGACGACACAGGCCAAGTTCAAGGAACCGGCAACGCTTGTGGAGTATTTGCCCTTATGAGTGATGGCACAATTGAGATATATTCAACAGAAAACAACAAATGGACATTGTTACCGCCAGTTCCAAAAAGATTCTAATGAAACGCTATGGAATTTACGGTTTCCCAGAGAAACCAACGGTCAATAAAATTGCATTGGCCAATAAAGAGTTTAGAGAAAAAAAGGTTTTGCAATATATGGAAGAATTCGCACCGGAAGTTTTGAGATTGAAAATCAAAGCTATTTATTGCAGCCAAAAAACGATCACATATTTTATATGTCCAACTTGCAAACAAGAAACTATGAGAGTAAATGTCAGACAAAGGTTTTGTAGTACAGATTGTTATAAAAAAGGGGTGGTGGTAAAAATGCCTATTAAACCAGAGAATAGAAAAAGGTATCCGAAAAATTGGAAGGAAATCAGAGAAGAAGTTTTAAAAAGAGCCCGCGACTATTGCGAAGGATCACCAATATATCCAAATTGTAATGTAAAAAATTACAGCATTCACCCCGTTACGGGTTCAGTGGTTATTTTGACGATTGCACACCTTGACCACATGCCGGAAAATTGCGGTGAACCAGGGAACAGGCCAAATCTAAAGGCTTGGTGTCAACGTTGTCATAACACCTATGACGCGCCACACAGAGCCAAAAACGCTAAAGAAACAAGAGAAAAAAGAAAGGTAAATAATGATATTTAGTTCTATTGAGGAAGCGCTTGAGGCTTTGTATGCCGTGCCAACAGAAAAACCAGAAACAAAACTCTTTGATAGCAAAAAGAGAAAAGGCGACGATCCAAAAGAGTTGAATGATTTAGAAATAAAACTCAAAAGGAAGAAACAAAGACTGGTGGAATATTATGAGCTTCTTCAATATTGGAGCAAAATAAAAAGGCACAAATGGATAAAAGAAAAAATGAAACAAATAGAAAGAGAAATTGGAGAACTAGAAAATGGAAAATGAAATTAGTGAAATAATCAGAAAGAATTTGCCTGAACAAGTGGGAAAGATATTAAAAGATCGGCTTGAATATCTTGAAGGCATTGAAAGTGACCATAAACAGATTTCGAAAATGCAGGACCAGTTGCAAGACAGAATTCGACAATTAAAAACGCAGATAGAAGAAAAAGACGAGCTATTGGCAAGGCATGCAACTTTTGATGAACGAGAAAAAATTATCTCAGCTAGAGAAAACAAAATGGACATTCATGATGCACGCACAGAATTAGAAAATGAAAGACAAAAGATTACTTTAATGGAAAGGGTTTTAAATACTGCCTTTAAAAGCCCTATATATAGAAGTACTTACAATCATAATGTCAATCGCACAGATTATGCGGAAAATGGTGATTATATGCCCCAATCCGGTAAAATTTTAAGCGAAGAAAAATCAACAACAACTGAAGAGGTTTAATGATCAATCTTTCAAAAAGCATGAAAGAATTAGCCGACAAATTGAATGTGAAAGTTATTAATAAAGGTGGTGGTCACATTCAATTTGTAGGTCAATTAGTTGTCAATTATTATCCAGATTCAAAAAGACAAACCGCTTATATTGCAGGGACTAAGCAAGGCGTTCACGGAGTAAATTTTAATAGAGCAATTAAAATGGCAAATCGAATACCCGACGTTAAAAGCAATCACAAAAAAAGAAAATATCATTTAGGATTGAAGAAAAAATTATTAGCAAAGAATAATATTTGTTGTTGGTGTCCAATGAAATTGACTTACAAGACCGCAACGCTTGAGCATATTATCCCGTTGGGTCGTGGTGGCCTGGACAATCCTAATAATATAACTTTGGCTTGTAAGCCATGTAATGAAACTAGAGGAAACAATATGCCGGAAATGGAGAATTAGACAAGCCCGCCAGCCATTCCAATAATTGAATCCTTTTCCTCACAGTGGCTATAAATACTCGAAGTCACAAACGTCGTTGTATGATCCGCTAATTTACTCACAGTCTGCAACGGAACCCCGTCAGCCAATTTGTGAGAAACGAATGAATGACGTGTCGAGTGGGGCGTATAACCTTTGTCACTGAATCCACAATCAGAACATGTTTTTTTAAAGAATTTAAGGGCTGCAGCATAAGACCATTGTCTATTCATATTCGATTTGAAAATAAAGCCAGAATCACAGCTTTTAATCCAATTTTGAAGGTCTGTTTTAAAGACTGAAACTTGCTTGATTAGAATGCCGTCAGAGTCGAAATAAGGCATTAATTTCGAACATTCTTTATTACCCTTGGCAATGTAATTGATTCGAATCCCGTTATCCTCAAAATGGACGTCCTTTGCTTCGATTCCCAAAGCTGAAGATATTCTTAATCCGTATAGCCTTAAAATGGCAAAGAATAAATTATTCCTCATATCCATATCGCTTTCACTTTTCTTTGAATTTAGAAATTCAGAAATCAAGCTCAAATCGTCTTTCTGAATAGGCTTCTTATGTGAGTATTTGCTTCTAATTGATTTGATCTTTTCAGCGACATTGTTGATTTCAAGATTATGATCAGGGTCCGACAGCTCTTTAAACATGGCTTTGATTGCAGATAAACGAGCTTTCAAAGTAGTTGGCTTAATGTTATTCAGGACACAATCAGCTAAATAATCTTTGATATCCATTGAAGTTACTTTGCTTAAAGCTTTGTCTCCTAGGTATTTGAGAAAGAGCGTGAGCCTGTTTTTATAGGCTTTAATTGTTTTTTGCGCTATGTATTGCTTTTCAATTAATTGGTTCCTTTTAACTGATTTTAGGTAGATTTCTAGGATATTTTGGTTTTTCATATTCGTTTCCCTTTCGACATGTTAATATTCTAAAAGATATATTTACTTTTAGTATTATAAAATGCCTTGATTTTTATAATAACCTCACGTTAAATTGGATCTAGCCTAAAAACACAAAGAAATTGTTAATATATTGTTTCGCAAGGAGAGAACGTGTCTGAAAAAAGAGAAGAATCGAAGATAGTGGAATGTTTAAAAGTCTCAATGTTACAAAAGCTCAGAAACAATTCTCACAAAGAGCATTGGAAAAATTGTTCTATAAATCATTTGATAGAAATGATGGAATTAGAAATTAATGAACTTAAACACGAACTTATTGAAATGGATCTAAATGAGGCCCGAAGAGAATGCGCAGACATAGCCAATTTCGCAGCCATGATTCATGACAATATTAGCAGAGAATTATCTTCTACAAAAAACCCTATTGAAAATTCATCGTCATATTTTAGTAATCTAATCAATTCTTTTTTTAAAGAAGTTTATGATTCAAGTGAAAGGGGTGACAAGGCAATCGTTGCCGAGAGATTGGGAGTTAGTCAGGCGGCTATTTGCATGTGGAGAAGTAATAAGCGATTTCCAAGAGTTGAAAATTTAAATAAAATGTGGGAAATGGTAATGGAGGCTCGAAAATGAAAGCTGTGCCATTTAAGATTCGTGTTTGGGATATTCAAAAAAAAGAAATGTTATTCATGAAAGACATTTTTAGTAATGGCATATACCCACAAATTCTTTTTTCGGAACAAATAGGTTATACGAGAATGAGGTCCGTTGGCTTTTGTGATCGGAAAGGAATTGAAATCTATCAAAGAGATTTTGTAAAAATCCACAGCAAAAGCAGATCTATAACCACAATGGTCGATTGGATTCCAGAGCTTGCCAAGTTTGGTTGGGGCGTAGCAGTTCCAGGGGGTGTACCTCATAGTTTCTCAATTGGGAATGCTGAGAAAATGTTTGAGGTTGTGGGGAATTATTTTCAAGATAAGGATTTAATATGAGTAAAAAGAACCTCGCCGGTATTGTTTACATAGCTTGTTTAATAATCGTTTCAATTAAAGGGATTTCTTATACTGATGACGGGGAAAACGATCTTATTTTTACATATTCGACGACATGGATATGGCACGAATTCATAATTGCAATATTTGTAGTTATAGGAATTCAAAGAGTTTCTTTTTGGGTAGCTGAGAAATTTGGAAAGTGAGTTGATATGGAAACAATAAAAGTAATTTTTAATACTGGTGCAACAACATGTATTGAAATGGAAAAAGAAGACGCTATAAGATTTATGAATTCTCTTGAAAATAAAGACTCTGAATTTAAAACAAAACGACTATTTGTTAAAATGAATCCAATTGATTGTGCAGAGGTATTAAAAAAGCTTTAAAACTTCATACGATATTTTCCGAATAGCCTATACAGACTTAATTTATTTGTTCAAATAAAATAACGATTTAATAATAATTAATAGTAGTTGCAACATCAAACGCCTGATCCCGTTCAAACACCAAAACGATTATTTGTTTAAAAAGCTTGAAATGTTTTTATTGCCTTATTATGTTAAACGTGAGGACGAGGTGACATGGCACTAGACGAAAAAAAGAGTTCGACAACAATTCCAGTTGATTTTAAAACAACGGTTGAGGGTGAAGCCCTTGCCACGTTCACTCAGTTAATCGAGACATTTTATTACTTTAGGGCAAATATTAAGATTCTAATTTCTTTTCATGCTCTCGTTCCTACTGATCCTGCGATAGTTGCAGAGGCCACAGCGGCCAATCGAACTGTAAATCAATTAACCCTTAATGGCGATACGATTGAAACGGTTACGCAACCAGTAGACACAGAAAATTTGGACTTAAAAGATTGTGAAAAAGTCAAAGTTTTTAGCGAATTTGCATGGACTGACGCACAGGGCGACAAAGACAAAGCTCCCGAAGATTCTGAAGTCATGATTTTAATTAATTCTCCCACTGGCGAACTCTAATGATTGGCGTATTTGGTGGGAGTCTGCCCCAATTAGTTAGTCAGGCAGAGGCAGAGGCCGGCACAGTAGCCGATCCTAGAACTTTCACCCCTGAAAGAGTTAAAGAGGCAATTGATGCTCTCAGCGCAATAGGATTAGTCACCACAAAGGGAGATATCCTAGTTCGTAATGCAACAGAACTTATTCGTTTGGCCGTTGGTGTTGATGGACAGCAATTAGAAGCTGATGCAGCCACAGACCCAGGAATCAAATGGAAAACTCCTATAAGATTTTTTGATTTTCCATACAGAGCAACGACAAACACTCAAACGCCACCGCCAAATAGTGGAAGATTGATTTGGGACGACAGTGACCAGACGGCAGCCACAGAATTATTTCTAAGCACCACAACCGACGCGGGATCAACCATTACTGAGCTATTAGACTTGGTGGCCAAGAGTGGCGTTCAAGTAACAATTTTTGACAGATCCGATTTGTCATTGAGAATAACCTACATAATGACAGCAGACGGAATAGACAACGGAACATATTTTACATTACCAGTTTCTTTTGATGATAACACAACGACATTTTCTAATAATCAAAATCTTACAGTCCTTTTCAATACAGGGCCACAAGTGGCAGCCGTATTTGGCGAAGTTCAAACAGCACCGCTTTTAGCAGGACATGCTTTAGATTTGATTAGAGTTACAAATGATGAAACAAAATTTGAATTTGTTGATTTATCACTGGACGATATTGACGAAACGGGAACCAAAAAAATATTCACCAACGCTGAAAGAACCAAGCTTGGGAATTTAAATGATGGCTACAAAGGTTTCTTTGCCACACCTTTAGCGTTGACCACAGCATTCCCCACGGCCGCAAACGGAGACTTTGCCACAGTTGGCAGCACAGACACTTTATGGGCATGGGACGGAGACACGACGGCGTGGGTAGATACTGATTCAAATTCATTGGGCGATATGCTCAAAACCACTTATGACCCTACCTCAATTAATGGTGACGCTTTTGATATGGCCAATATGGTTGAAAGTGCAAATGAAAAGATATTTTCAAATGCAGAACGTACAAAATTAGGGGATATCGAACTAAATGCAACGCAAGATCAATCAAATGCAGAAATTGAAGCGGCTTACAATGCGCAAGTAACCGTTGTCTCACAGGCCGAAGCCGAAGCGGGCACATCAACGACGGTGAGAAGGTGGACAGCCGAAAGAGTTAAACAGGCTATCGAAGCCTTAATGACTGAAGTCGTTCCAAATATTAATTTCTCATACACTGGTGAAAATGGAGACGGCGCCGAAACCAAGAGCGCCACGTATGAAACCGTTGCAGCGTTCATTTTTGAAGGTTCAACGGCATTGGCGGCAATCACGTCTATTAAGGCAATAGCTTCCGCCGATGGCTCTACAAGTGCTGACATTAGAGTTTTTGACGCTACAAATTCATTAGTTATTGCTGAGTTAACGGGGTTCACAAATGCGACACCTGAAATTATTAATTTAGGAAGCATTAGCAACGTACCCGCAGGGGAAGCTTTATTTGAATTGCAAATGTTGCGTGATGGTGGCGGTGGCGATCGTGGCTTATGTTCATCACTACAGGTTAAATTCTAGGGGTTAAAATGACAACTTCACCATATCCATTGAATAGCACAGTTGCATTAGAGTCCGTTGCTGAATTAAATAAAGTTCCAATAACAAACGCTGATATTAAATGTACCGTAAGAAATCAAAAGACTGATCTTTATTGGACAGGTACAGGAGCAACTTTTCAAGCAGCTCCCACTTTAATTGATCTAACAGAACTTAGCGAAGCCAATTCGCCTGGTTGGTGGAGAAAGTTATTTGACACTACAGGCATTGCAGCGGCCACATACGTAGTCACGTTTACCGATTCAAGTGGTGAAGCTGACAATTATCCTCAATACGGGGAAATCGTTGTCGGTGACGGCGTTGTATTGCTGTCTGAGATTGCAGCGGCCGGAGTTATTGCCGAAGTCAAATATGACGAAGTTGGTTCGATAATAACTTTGAGACGTTGGGACGATCCAAGCAAAACACTTCAAATATTTGACGCAAAAGATAAGGACGGAAACCCCGCTTTACTCAATACAATGTTTGAGAAAATTCCTCAATAATGAGCATTTCTGGCTATCTATTCGGAGTCGGTCCTAAAGGCGGAACGATTATCGAAGCTCCACCAGTAATCGTTTCCGTGAATGTGAAATCAAAAAAAATTACAATAATCGTAAATATACCTTGTCCTTAATAATTTCATAGCTTACAATTTTAAGCAGCTACGGAAAAACTAAACCAAAAACACGATTAAAAACTGAGGGTGCATTCTCTTAACGTCTATTTTCCGTAGATCGAGGGTTTGCACCTTCTTATTTGGGAACAGGAGCGAAATCATGAAAGAGATACCAGAAATAATTATAGACAGAGCCGTTGAATTATGGAAACGGGTACTTGAAGATCCAGAATATCAAGTGGTTGAAAAAGACGCTTCGGCTGAAGACCAGATTTATCAGGCTAAGTGTTCAGGTTTGGCAAACATGGTGCCTAATAATGCCACTCCTGAATTGCTTGAGGCATTCGGCAAAGAGCTTAAACAAAGACTTTTGAAAGGTGACGAAGCTGGATACAAAACGACATCTTTAGACGTTGATTATCACCCCGACAAAACATTAGCTGATTCAGCTCAAGCGGCTGGATTGAAACTCGAATTCCCTTATAAAACCCACATGCATCTATACTTCGACTGTGTTTCATTTACTTGTGGGTATAGGTCCGAACAGATTTGTCATTATCCAATGAAAGACGGAAAATGGTTGACGACAACTTTACGAGGGAGCGACATTGCAAAAGTCATTGAATACGTTGAAGGTGGCAAGCCAGTTTTTGAAGTAGAAAATGAATAAATTCCAACACCTCAAGATAGGAGCGATTATGAATAATAGGCTGAATTTCAAAGCGTGGCATGAGAAATCGAAAAGAATGGGTCAAGTTACGACTTTAACGCAATCGTGGCAAACTCCATTAACATTGGTAAAATTCGATGGTTGTGATATTTCTGAAGCTATATTGACTGAAGAATTGATAATTTTGCAATGCATGGGAAAAGAAGATAAGACCGGAAAATTAATTTTTGAGGGCAATATTTTAAGAGTTTTTGATTGGGGTCGACGTTCAGCAGAGCTTGGCGTTACTTCCGTTGTCTGGTGTGAAGACGATAAAGGTTGGCGTTATGCCGATGCTGAAATTACAGAGGACGCATATGACCAATTCAGAAATGTTGAAATAATCGGAAACATTTATCAAGACCCTGAATTGATGGAGCGTAACAATGATTGAGGGAATTAAAATAAACGATCCGCCAGATGGATTTGTTGAATTTACCATCGAAATATTGAAACTTATTGAGTCTAAGGGTGTTAAAAATTTCATGGTTTTTATAGAAGATCCCAAAGACAACCTTGTTTCTATGTGTAGGACTCAAAATTGTCAATGGGATTTAGATCTGTTATTGCTAGAAGTTGAAGATCTTAAAAAAACCATAGCTAAGAGGGGATCATGAAAGCATTATCACTAACACAGCCTTACGCAAATTTTATTAGAGACGGCTTGAAAACTATTGAAACGAGAACGCGGCCAACCAAACATCGTGGACCTCTCTTAATATGCGCCACCAAAAAAAGGGTAATGGACCCTAAAACATATAAAGTAATCGAGCCAAGAGGCGTTGCCGTTTGTATTGTCACCATTATTAATTGTAGACCCATGACAAAAGAAGACGAAAAGGCCGCTTGCTTTGAATGGAATAAAAAATTGTGGGCTTGGGAACTTGATTTTTTACATGTCATTGAACCGTTTCCCGTTAGAGGAATGCTAGGTATTTTTAATGTGGATTATAAAAGGAAATCAAATGAGTAATAGATACAAGTTTAGAGTGTGGGATAAGAAATACAAGCAGATGTATGAAGGCGACATTAGAGTCGCTTTAGCTTATCCTGATGAAGACGTCACAATCATGCAATCCACAGGCCGAACTGATATAAACAAAAAAGTAATATGGGGAGGTAGTATTGTTCAGGGAAAACTCTCTTTCGAAGGTGGCGTTCTTCCGACAATGGGGGTAGTTGAATATTGTAGCAACGTTTGTGCTTTTGGACTAAGAAACGAGGGAGGCTTAACCCTATTCCATAACCATATTCTCTCTTCTTTTGAAGTTATAGGCGATATTTATAGAAGCCCTGAATTGCTATTGCCAAAAAGTCAGAGGACTAAACAGAAAAATGATTAAAGAAAGACTAACCATGCCCGATAAAAATATTATGAATTACAAATCATTTAAACGAAAGGAGCATATGGTGAAAAATTCATTACTCGTAATTGCATTGTTATTGTTCTCAGGTTGTTATCAGCACAATATAACCATGGGCAAAGGAGCGCATTTAAAAGATAGCGTTGTTGATGAAATCGAAATGAGACATTGGTATGGGCTATGGGGCAATCTAGACGTCTCAGCGGTTGACATTGACGCATTTGTTAAACGAAATCCTGATTGTGATATTAATATTGAAAGCAAATTTGTTGACTTTCTTTTAGGAATCTTCATAGGTCCGTTTAGCTTTGGCTCTCGAACTATCACGTTTGAAGTGCCTGTTGATAAAAACTCTGCTAGAGGCAGAGCTATTATTGAGAGGCAAAGAAAAGAAGCTCTTAAAAAGGCTATGGAAAAAGAAGCAGAAAGAAATAAAAACGAATAAATTTATTGAATGTGGAGGCTTAACAGTCTCCACTTTTTAGAAAGAGAAAAAAATGATATCGGAAAATTTTGATGAAGACAAAGAAAGGCTCTTGAAAGACTACAAACAGGCTTTGGAAACAATAATTAATTTGGAATTGGTTGACCCCGATGTAACTTATGAAGCGGCCAAAATGGTTGCTAAAGACGTTCTCGGAAGGTAATAGGACCAAACTAACAAACAGGCAAGAAAGGAAAACAAATGTCAATAACATATGAGACAAAACTAATATCCACAAAAAACGAATACGAACTTGAATACAAGGGTAAAAAGTTTTCAGTAATAACAATACACAATCCATCGGAGAAAAAAGGCCAGCAATGGTTCTATTCTCTTAACGGCGAACGCATTGAAGCCGGTTCGCAGAAGAATTTTTCGACTGGTGAAAAAATAGATAATGAAATCGAATGTTTTAGACTTATCGATCAAGCATTAATGAATCTTGAGCTGTGAATTTTAAAGGATAAAACGCATACCTACCTAAGCTCCTTAATTGGGGCTTGGGTTAGTAGAGGAGCTGAGATTATGAGTGAGAAGAGTGAATACGACAAGATAATGTCAAACCCTGAAAGAAAAGTTCGTTTTGATAAAGCGTACTATCGATTTCTTTTGGACGAATTAGGCACAGCTTGCTACAACGAAGACATTGAATCTATAGAAGAATTGACAAAGATGATAATCCAGATTATTAAAGAGAAACCCACAGCATGAATAACTTCCTCCACCTAAGCGAAAAGGAAATTAATGAAAACTAATAATTATAAAGACAAAAGCCCAGAGGAACTTAATAAGTTGCTGGCGACGAGGATTTGTGGTTGGCATGAAGACATTGATAGGGCCGTGAAATACGCTCCCGAACTTAAATGGTGGGTAGACGATAAGTTAATGACGGATATACATACTGGTATTGTAATGTTGCAAAGTGATTGGAACCCATGCGACCCCAACTCAGCCCAGATTCAGAATTATGTGATCCCTGTTTTGCTTAAACACTCTAATGATATACAAATAGCAATATATTTTTGGGAGGGCGATTACACTATTAATATAGTAAGACATGATTCTAAGAACTTTTTCGACATTAAACAAAAGACAGACGACATAACTCAACTCAACCAAGTAGTAGCAGCCGCATTCTTGGAAGCATTTGAGATTATTGAAGGAGAAAAGAAGTGAGCGACAAATACGTAAAGAAACATTTAGAAATGAAATACTTTGTGTTGAAGCCCGGAGGTAGCAACCTTTACGCACATGCTTCGAGACTTGCTATGGAAACTTATGCCCTTGCAATTAAAGACGAGGCTCCGGATTTTGCGAAAGAGCTTGCAGATTGGGCTGATCGTGAACGGTGGAGAGATCTAGGATCCGACGATAAATTGAAGGGGGAGGAATGAGCGAAAGACTTATAACGGTCTGTGACAATTGCCTTCAAGCCTCATGCTGGCAAGGCGAATTTATGTGTGAGAGGGCAAGGAGTGCGGGAACTGTTGAAAAGACAATTGAGGAACTAAGAAAATTAGGTTATGAACATTCTGATTATTGGAGGAAACCACAACATGACCCAACAAGATTCTAACCCCAACAGCGCAGAGCCTAAAACCCCCGAAGAGAGAGAAATCGATAAGCTAAGTAAACAAATCGACTCCCTCACCGAAGAAAATGAAGACCTAAGAAAATTCAACAAGTCATTAACAGATGATTATGAGCTTAATGATTATCTGAAAGTTAAAGAGGAAATCAAACGGCTGAAAGAGTTTGTGAAGTCAGTCGAGTTTTTGACAATACATGACCACGATAGGGACGTGCCCGCATGTCAAGGCTGCATGATTAGACGTAAATTGAAAGAATTGGAGAAATAAATGATACTTCTTGATTACACAACAGGAATCGAATTGAAAAGAGGGTTTGTTTGGATCGAACACTATGAAAATTATGTTATCAAATGGCCATGCTGTCATGTCGACGAATGTCCAAATGGAATCTGCGTTGGTCAGAATAAAAAATATTGTCACCCACACATGTTTGAAAAGGGAATGGAAAGTATTGAGGAATTGAAGGGAGAGACTCACGATGGAAAATAGAGAGCTTGAGATTCGGGCGGCTAAAATATTAGGTTGCAAAGAAACAGAAGACGGAACTTATTGGAAGATAGAAAACGTTTCTCAACCCATATTAGATTTGATTGGAGAGAAAAATGATTATCATGACGTTGTCTTGGTTTCTCAGCTCAAATTCACTTCTTCTTATGATTGGGCTTTTCTAGGCTTGACAAGTCCTGCTAAGTTAATCTTTGAAGGAGTTTGTGAAAAAGTCAGGGCACGTTATAGCAAAGCAAATGGCTTTCATATGACTTCAATGCCTTGGGATTTTATGCTCGCATCACCGGAGGAAATGACTCAGGTTTGGGTGGAAGCAAGGGAAAATGAGGCGAAATGAAAAATAAATTTGAGAAAGAGAATTAGAAAATGGAGCAACAAATGAAAATAGATAAAAAATTAAAATTACCTGAAGGCTTATTCGCATGGCTATGTGAAAACAACGGAACAATATCTTTCTATAAAGATAACAGAGGATATGAAAAAGACGTCCAAGCTGTAAGGCTTACGGCCAAGCCTAAATTTGCCGAAGAAGCCATAACGGAAACGTTTGTAATCTTTAAACATGACATGGATAACATATCCTTATTCAATAATAATATTTATAGATTCGTTATGAAAGTTCAAAAAGATCTTGTTTTTGGCAGAGATGAAGAAGAGGCATTCATGAGGCGTAGAAAGGATAAGGAATAATATGGAAAGTGCAGAATCATTAAAGTTTGATAGATTTTTAAAGGTATTTCCTAAAGAGCTTCATGAATTAATTCTTAAAGATCAAATGATTTATAACATGATTCGTTTGTGTTTTGAAAACGGTGCGTCTTTAATGGAAACGTATGTCAATATCATTCTTTTTAGTTTTTATGATCGTGATAAACTTAAAGATTTGTTGATTGAAAAAGAAAGTAACAGGAAGCAGCCGATTTTTTACAAAATGAAAAGCGAAAAAGAAATCGCTCAAGATATTTGGACTTGTAAAGCATGTGGAAAGCCAATAACTGCAGGTGAAACGTATTCTCAAGCGGAAAATGTTTTGTATCATTCTTATTGTAAGGAGAAATAATATGGAATTCAAATCTAAATACAATTGCGGCGATAAAGTTTTTTGTATTCAACTTGAAAACGTTAGGAATACAGGCGTTTGTACAAAATGCAATGGCCAGTGGAGAGTGAAATTACATAATGGTGAATACCTTGAATGCTTTACTTGCCATGGTGGAAAAATAGTCATTGGCGAAAGTAGCAAATGGTTTATCAGAGGAGTCGTTACAATTGGGCTAGTAAGAATTGAATATACTGATCTTGACTCCGTTAAAGAACAATATATGTGCGTAGAAACCGGAGTAGGCACAGGGACGGTTCATGATGTTAAAAATCTACTCTCGGCTGATAGCGACGCTTTGAAAGAAATTGAAATTCGTAATGAGAAATTAAGGAGTGAAGAATAATATGAGAGATAAATATTTAAGATACATACCCAGGCAATTAGGACACACCACAATGATTGCTAAAGCCGTCAAAGAAAGCAAGGGTGTCCTGATTTGCGCTGATCAGAATCAAGCAGACCAGAACCGTAAAAGGTTTGATATTGCAACAGTTTCAATTCATAATTTGGAAAGATTACGTGTTGGCCCCGTTCCAATGGTGTTTGATAATCATGCCGTGGATATGATGAATACTGAGTATGAGAGGGAAATATCGGCTTTACAGCTCACTATATTAAAATATGGATTGGGTCATTCTGTCAATTGCACACACATTGAAGGCCGTTCAAAAGGAGAGAATTGGTTTTGTAATTGCAATCGGAGAGAAGTATTAGAAGACATTAAAAAAATTGTTGAAAAAGAAATGGGAGGCAAAATAGGAGTTCAAGATAGAGAAAATTTTAATGGTTCTGATATTAAGGGATTTAAATTATGATTAAATATGGGGAGGTAGCTCAGTGGCAGAGTACCATCATGAACGGCCGTTCTTTAGAATGGAAGTCGCAGGTTCGAGTCCTGCCCTCCCCTCCATTTTTTAAAGAAAAGAGAAGAATATGAAATTATGGATATTAAGACCTGTAAAACATTTACCAGACGACAAAGGTCCGTGGAATCCTTGGTATGACAAATCGTTTGGATTTGTTGTTATTGCTGACACTGAAAAATTAGCTCGGAAAGTTGCTCATGATAATGCGGGTGATGAAAATGATGATTATTCACCTTGGATAGATTCTAAATATTCTACGTGTGACGAACTTACGCCAGAATATGGGAAAGAATTGGTTATGAAGGATTTTGCGGCCGCATAATAAAAACTATCACCATTTTAGAAAGTTGTTTCTATGGAAAATTATATTGTAGGAAGTCATTGCCGCCAAACCTGTAAAAGATCTGGATCATATGAATTATGTGAGCATCAAATGATTGACGGGCCGGCTAAGATTTGGGCTTGTTCTGGAATTGGTTGCAAAAGCGTATGCAATAAAGGCGATCAATTTTCATGCATGTGTGAGGCTTGTTATGAAATTAAAGTTGGCCGGCCACGTGCTAAACGGTTTAGAGTTGGATTCAATTACAGCCCTTCTCACCATTTACAATACTGAGATTTATGAGCATTCCCACATTTTTTACAGAATTCAATTCAAATTGGCCGCGACCAGACGTTTCCGCCATACACATTTTCAAGGTGTTGGATCCTGCACGATAAGATTTGGTCCAACTTATTAACCGGCCTACCTATCAATATGTCCCTTAGCTTAACCATTGTGGGGGCCACGATATTTAAATATGTTATCAGAAAATTAGAAATTAAAGAAAGAGACAGCGACCGGGCTTGATTCCGGCTTCGTGATCACATTGTGCCTCCAAGTGTTAATTCACTCGTATCACATATTAAGACTAAACGTGAGTTAGATAGACACACTCAAATCGTCCCTCACTTAAGCGAACCTACATAGTCTCACACTTCCTTCAGTGTTGCGCTGTCATGTTTTTAAGAGGCTTCTTCGGTTTGTCTGGCTTCTTGTTCTTCACCAAGTGAGGCAAATAATTCACCAATGCCAGTGATGTTGTTTGATTTGGCGAGTATTACCAAAGCGTTGATAACTCTGGCTTCGTCTTGTTTCCCTAAAAAACTTAGGTGATCAATTGCTGACGCTAAGTAGGCGTTAATTTCTGGATCCATCGTTGCTCCTTTGTTACGTGGTCTAAATAGTATACGGGAAAGCGTGACATAATTGAAACGACATATTAATAAGGGTTCAGTGTGTCGTTAATTTTGCTTGCGTGTTGTTTATTTTAAAAAAATGGGCATTATTTTGAATCGAACAGATTACGAACGATCTACGAACAGGTTTCGAACAACTAAAACCTTCCCAGTTTCTTCCTAACCTTCCTTTTTCTTTCCTAATCGTTTTTTTCTGTATAATATTTGAAGTAGTCATGCTAATGACCTTTTCACGCTAAATAGATTGAGGTTGTCCGGAACGCCTTCTTGTGTTGAATGTGGATTGTTTGCGGATATTGGTAGCGGGTTGGGTGCGACTCAATCAGGGGGTTCGATTCCCTCTCGCTCATTCGGCCAAGCCCGCTATCTTAATCGATATGGCTTGGCCGAACGCCTCTCTTTGATTTCATGCTTATTCTGATAGGATAGTTATTGAGAGGGAAAGACCATGGCACAAGGTCAGGGAGAAGAGCATAATTTCAATGAAGATCTGCAAAAATCCTTAGCATACGCCAAAAACCCTATATGGGAGAAGATTTATAGAAGGGCGTTCACCAATTTCGGTTCCATGACGGACATTTGGCATAAGTGCCAAGCACAGCTTGACGGGATTGATAGAGTTATAGTTTTGACGAATGGTGAGACGATCAATATTGAGGAAAAGGTTAGAGACAAACACTATCCGGATATTTTACTTGAGATATGGGCAGACAAAAAGAATAGTGTCAAAGGTTGGATTAAAAAGGATTTACGCTGTCATTTTATTGCGTATCTGTTTAAGGACATCGAGGCTTGTCATATGCTTGCGTATGCCCCACTTAAAGCGGCTTGGAAGAAAAATGAGGTGGAATGGTGTGAATTGGCAGCAAAAGAAAAGGACGGATTTAGATTTGCCCGAGCAAATAACGATGGTTACACGTCCGAATGTATATGTATCCCTACTGGAAAATTACTATTGGCCATGAGGGACGCCATGATGATTAATTTAAGGATTGAGCAATGAAAAATAGATACGAAGAGCTCGACTATTCAACCCTCAAAAGAATGGAAAAACTCTATAAAAATATTGATTTCGAGAAACTTACTGAAGTGATGCTTAAAGGATTGTCTAAAAACAATGCAATCATTGAAGAAATGGAATGGCGTGAAAAGACGTAATTTTTTAAAAGGTCTGCTATTCTCGGCAATGATGCCCGTTGCAATGAGATTGGGGATTCCTGATATTGTTGTCCCGGGGCCAATATTTACATATGACGTCAAGCTCACCGTTGGCGCTTCTCATGTTGATTATCGATATACATTCAAACAAGGTCTGCTTAATCCCCTACATACTGAGAAATAAAGCATATCACCGTAACTCCTTGAAATGAAAAGCTTTAAAGAAAAAGAGAACGATCTGTTCACCAAATGACTTATAAAATTATATAAATAGTCATAACCCCCTAAGAAACAACAACTTACGACAATAAACACCCCCTAAATGTCAAATGTAAACGTTTGCTCACATTAAAGAAAAAACTTAACGTTGGGACGGCGGCGGCTTTCCCTTAGCGCCTTCTCAATAACCTCTTAAAGAAAGTGATTCATGACAAAGTCATATGGCAATTGGAAGAATAGAAACAACTCTCAAGAAAGAATATCACGTGAAAACTCACGGTATCAAGAGAATGGTACGTTTATCCTCGATCAGTTTGAAGTTGTAAGGAAATCCGACGCTTCTATTACGTTTAGATTTAGAAACTGCAATGACCTGCATACTATCCCTAAGTCTCAGATATGTGATAAAAGATTTGGAATTGGCATGACACCACCACAGAAAGGCCATGACTTGATAGTCGTCTCATGGTTCTTTCATAAACACTTGAAGAAGAATCTCGTTAGAAAGTCAGTGTCGTCATGACCTTGTGATATAATATTATTCTCTCTATCTCATATTATCAGGCCTTGAGAATATCCCAATCTCAGGGCCTTTTTAATCGGCTCTCTCGATACATTCTCCCCTGCAAAGCTCTGCAAGATTAAACGTTGCAACTTTGCAAGCGATCGTAACCCCTTGATATCAAACAACTTAGCTCTGCAAACCTCTGCAAAGTTAAAGATTTCACGCTTGCACACTCGCTGAGTAATCACCGAAGGAATAACGAAGGAATACATAAGGATTACCGAAGTCAATCTATAAGTCGTTGATATGTAACAGGTTATGTCATTGTAGTTAAGGCACTTACTGAATACTTACTGAGAAGTTACTGAACATTTACTGACGCTGATTAATTGTTGATAACTTTCTTATTCATACAACCATGCACGTAATATTGTTTAGATCTAGGGAATACTCAGCACATTACAAGGCTCTCAGATTGTTGATAACTTGTGGATAACTATTGATAGTGAGTGATAGTAGGGGAATGTAAGGGGTTCAACGCTACAATTTATTTTTAAATAAAGATCGCTCGATGAACAACGTATTCAATCTATCATTTGCTTAATAATTACCATGTGTCACACGTCAATGAGTGGTAGTTATATAGTATTTAAAAGGCGTATCGTTGTTTCTGTGCTTAAATGAGGATTGGTGGTCAATAGATCTATAAGTTCTCTTTACCTTTGAGATTATATTCTGCTATAAAAGATACTGATTGAAGGAGCTTATGATAATCACTTGGGACAGTGTCACCACAAGCCATATAAAGCACCATGTATTAGACTTATCTTGTCCCTTATTACTACACATAAACCTTTGATTCTATTCGTTAGAGCTTTGCAGGGGAGAATGTATCGAGAGAGCCGATTAAAAAGGCCCTGAGATTGGGATATTCTCAAGGCCTGATAATATGAGATAGAGAGAATAATATT